TATATACTGATTATGAATACAAATATAGAATTAATAAACACTGGAAAAATATTTCATCTATTAATTATGAATACACTTTCAATGATCCTAGATTAGAATTAACGATTAAAATGTCCCAAGAATTTGGATTTGATTTAAAAGATTATATCACTGTTAGAACTAAGTGGTTTAAAAATTTAGTTCTTCTTAAGAATATTAAAATAGATGAAAAAGTAATAAGAGACGTGTTTAATTACAAATATAATCAAAATATATCTTTAAAAAATTATGGATATTTAGATAATAAAATAATTCGATTCGATGAAAAGACGACAAATAAGTATTATTCTATTATGAAAGATCACTTAGTTTTTAATAAAGAAATAGAATTAATTGATTTGTATTATGGATTTAATTCTGATATTTGGTTTATTGATGAATCACATAAAATTCATAATAAACATTATAAAATTCAAAAATGTGTTAAAGATTTACGAATTTTTTAACACGTTTTTAAAATATGTTAAAAATTTAAATAATTTTATAGATATTAAAGGAGAATAAATGAAATTCAAAGATAAGAAAGTATTAGAAGTAGATTTAAAGGATTATCCTAAAATTAAAATTAATAACAAAATCTTTGAAGTAAAAGAAGGGGAGTGGCCATATATCGATGAAGATGGAACAAAAGGTTCAACTCCTACATATTTTGTAGAAAATCATGATTTTGTAGCAGAATCCGTTCAAGAATTATGTATATATTTCATGGAGTTATATGGTTGTGATACAATCAATTATATTGAATAATTTAAAAGGAGAATAAATGAAATTCAAAGAAGGTGACGTTGTTAGACTTATATGTGATGTAGAATCTAAACCGTTTATAATTGACCAAATATGGGAAGATAGATATTATAACAAAAATGGATTTTATATCGAAAAAGAAAGAGAAGATGATTTTGAAGTAATAGGTAATTCAAAAGATTATGATAATTTTATAACTTGTAGAAATAATCTTTATTCAATAACTCAATCAATGGAAAGTGCAGTTTATAAAATTAAAACAATATTAACTTTAGATCCATTCATTGAAGAAGACGTTAAAGAACTCAAAGAAATGTATAAATTAGCATTAAATAAAATTGATTTATTTAAAGGCAGATTAGAAAATATTAAAGAAGATTTTGAGAAATTGGAGAAATGATGGAATACTTTCAAATGGGATTTTTTGGATGGTTAGGCGCACAAGTTGGTGGTTTAGTTTTAGCTTTAGGATTAATTGTATTGTTGTTTATATATGTAATTGTAGAAGATTTTATCAAAGAAAGAAAGAAGAAAAAATGAAAACTCTTGAGATAAAAATATATTACCCAAGTATAGAATTTTTGGACTGTGGTTTTAATATTGAAGAAGTTAGAGAATATCCAGACGATACTGATCCAGATAATTGGATTGAAAGTTATTGTATACCGGAGTTGAATTTATGGGGATTTGATACTGTAGATGACCTTTTATTTGAAATTGCTAAAAAATATGGTTATGATGATTTTAATGTAAAATGTCTAGAATAGATTTAAGTATTTTGATACTAACACATAACAGACCAAAATTATTCGAAAGATGTTTAAATTCTGTTCTAAAACTGAATTTAGAAAATCTTGAAATATTGGTAAATAATGATTCTGGCGATATTTCTGAAAGTTCTGATTATACATTATTTAGAGTAAAATCACAGAATTTAAGTGAAATATATTTTAACTTGTTTAAAAATGCAAAAGGAAAATATATTTACTTCTTAGAAGATGATGATTATCTTTTAGATGGATTTAAAGATTTTTATAAAGAAGTATTAAATAGTGATTATGATTTCGGAATTGCGAAGTATTTAAAACACAACTTAAAGCCAATGAAATTTAATAAAGAAGATTTTCAATTATCTCAAGTTATATTTAAAAAATCTAAAATTACTAAATTTCCATTTGATAATAACATAGAAAATGATTATAAATTGTATATAAATAATAAAAATGATAATACTTTAGTATCTAATAAAGTGATTTTTAAACAAACTACAGACGGAAAAGACAATATTTCTTTTAAATGTTTTAATAAGGATTACAGATTTGAGAATAACTCCTAATAAACCTTTAATAGATTTTAATGAAAATTTAGAATTTATAAAAGAATATGATTATGATCATTTAATAGACAGACTTTATATTCACTGGGATTTACTCACTAAATGTAATTTTGATTGTTCTTATTGCCACGCAAAAAGACAATATCAAAAATTAAATCAATGGAATGATATTGATGTTTTTGACAGACAATTATTAATAATAAAAGCTCTAAGCATTTCAACATTGCCTGTATTTTTAGGACTTCAAGGTGGAGAACCAACAATTCATCCAAGATTTTTTGAAATATATAATTTAATTCAAGAACAAATTTTAACAAAAAATGAAAATAATAGATTATATATTACCACTAATGGAAGTACTAATGTTTTTAAAGATTTAAATTTTAATAAAAAAGTTTTTATTTTGTGGTCTTGCCATTTCGAATTTAAACATAAATATGGAAATAATTTTGAAAAATTTATTGATAATATCAAAATTTGTGTTGATAAAGGATTTAAGAATAGGGTTAATTTCTTATTAAACCCAGATCCAAAATATTGGGAAGACACTTTATACATATTTAATCAATTAAAAGATTTAAATATTGAACTTCATCCGCATTTTCTTTATAATGATATTTGTGAAAATTCATATCTATATGAATATCCAAAAGAATTTTATGAATACTTTAAAGATTTCAATAAAGTTAATGGTAATTACGTATTTGAAACTAAAGATAATTATGTGAAAATCAATGATTTTTTGATATTTAAACATAAATTGAATAATTTTAAAAATTGGAAATGTTATCATAATAACTATGAAATCTCTTATAATGGTAAAATAAGTAATTTATGCAAATATAAGCAAGTTGATATAAAAGAAAATCCATTGTTTTTTAAAAAAATTACTAAAATAGAACCATTTATTTGTCCTTATAATGAATGTAATTGTGATGGATTATTAAAAACATATAAAGAAAAGTAATGAACGTTGAATGGGAATGTATTTTAGATTGTAATTACTCTTGTGAATATTGCACTAATGGAAGAAATTCGGTTCTTAAAAATCCAATAAAATATGTAACAGATGAAAAAAGATTAGAAGAATTTATAATATCTTTAAAAAAATATAATACAGAAGTTTTTGTATTTGGCGGAGAACCATTTCTTCATCCTAAAATTGAATTCATTATACAAACTTTTAATAAATTCAAAATTCCTTTTGTTATACAAACAAATTTTTCATTATTTAAGAAAATTAAAGAAATAAAAGAAGATTTCATAATTCAAGTATCAATTCATAGGTTAATGATAAAAGATATCAAAATTCTAAAAGAACAATTAAAAGAACTACAAGATAAAATTCGTAGAATTGATATTATGTATGATTCATTAGAGTGTATTTCTATATATAAAGATTTAAAAGATCTTAAAAATGTATATATTGCACCTATCGCAGATTTTAAGACTTCAAAAAGAACATATTTACCTAAGTTAATTGAATTTAATAAATATAAAAAATTACTAAAAGAAATCAATTTTGAACCTCATAATAGGTCTTTAATTTGGGAAGATATGTTTATAAATGGATCTAAAATAAAAGGTAAAAAATGTATCTATAAAGATAAATATATTCTTTTTGATCCACAATTTAAATCTTATAATTGTTCTCATAGAATAAATTGTGAAATTTGCCCTAATGATGCGTGCTTCATTATGTGAAGTATAGGGGTTTTTTGATGTAAGGTATTTAATGGAAATTAATTTTAAAATCAATAATAAATGTAATTTAGACTGTGAATATTGTTTATGGAAACAGCATAAAAATTATAACTATATTGAATGTATTGAAACTATCAAAAAAATTAAAAGATTATTAAAAGAAACCAATGATAATTATAATTCATTCTATCTTCACGGAGGAGAATCCACAATTCATCCTTATTTTGAAGAAATTTTCAAAGATCTGTATATAGAAAATTGTGAAACAGAAATTCAAACAAACTTAACCACTAAAAATGTTGATTTTTTAATCAAAAATTTTGATTTAATTTCTGTTTCTCTGCATTACAAAGAATTAATTAAAGTTAAAAAATTAGATTTATTCTTAGAAAATTTAGAAAAAGTTTCAAAAAGTAACAAATTATATGTATTTGATATTATGTTAGAAAATTTAGGAAAAGATCAAAAAGAGTATTTGGAATTTGTAAAATCATTATTAAAATATACACAAATAGCAAAATCGTCTGAAATGATATATGCATATTGGGACAATGAGAATATTATGAATAATTCAGAAGTTTTTGAAATGAATAAAGAATTCTATTTAAAATACAATAAAACAACAAAATCTCATATCTGGCCAGGATGGTCAAAAAGATTAAATACAAATGAAAATTGGGATAATCAAGAATCTTCTAAAGGATTGTATTGTTTAGGTGGATGTAAAAAATTTCATATTTTTGGAAATGGTGATGTTTATAAATGTGCTTCTCATGAAACTCAAGCAATAAAAGATTTTAATAAAGTTAAAGAAGATGGAATTTCAAAACCTCTTGGAAATATTTTAGAAGATTATGATAGTATTTTTGAATTAACAAACTCATATAAAAAATGTGAATTTGATTATTGTGGCGGAGATTTTTATGTTCCGAGAGCAATTTCAGAACTTCAATTAAAACTTCTTGAAAAAGAATACGATAAAAAAAATGGATTTACTTCATATAATGAAAGAAATTGAACATTTTTTAAATTTATATAATATTAAAACTCCTAGTACTTTTAAAGAATTTTTAGAACAAAATAAAGATAAAAATTTAAAGTATTGCAATACAAATGGAGTTAGAAATAATAAAATTATATATAAAAATTTAATATTCAGAAAAATTAAATCTTTTAAAGAAGAAATACAAGATTATTATAAAAATGTTTTAATGTTTGAAGATTATTTTATAAGATTTAAAATAGAAGGAATTCTAACTGAAAATTATGCAAAAACATTAAAAGAAGCAAAAGATATTTTGAAATTAAAATATATCTATAAAGATTGTGATATTTTTTATGAGAAAAATATAATAAATCATATTATAATAGATGAAGAATCTTTATTTTTATTATTAGGTTATAATAAATGGAGAATAGAAAATGAAACTAAATGGAAAAATAATAAAATCTTTCGAAAACATTGAAGACAATTCAAGAAGTTTCTTGGATATTATGTTTTTTCCTATTATGTTTTGTAACCAAAAATGCTCATATTGTTTTGTTAAAAATAATGAAAGACCTAATACACTAGATACTAAAATCATTGATAATTTTAAAAACTTCAAAATGGATTTAACATTAAATCTTGGTGGCGGAGAACCAATGCTGATTAAAAATTTTAATGAAATATATGAAAAATTAACAGAATTAAAATCATCACGAGTTTTTACAAATGGATCATTACCTTTAGAAAAATGGAAAGAATTAAAATCTAGTAATGTTGAATTCTTAATTTCATTTCATCCCGAATTTGCTAAATTAGATCATTTTCTAAAACTTCAAGATTTTTTAGAAAGTAATAATTTTAAATATGATTTTCAAGGTTTGTATTGCAGTGATCAATATTATGATTTAATGAAAGATTTTAGAGATATTTTTAAAGGATTTAATTTTGTCTATCCAGATGGTATAGATAAATCTAAGATTAAAAAAGGACTTTCTTTAATAAAAGAGAATGATACTGAATATCTTTTAGACAATAAATTAGTAAAAGAGGGTTATTTATATAATAACTTTGATTTCAATTTCAAATTCTGTAAGTGTTATATAAATATGTTTTATTACGATTATAAAACAAATACCTTCTCAAGAGTTTGCGATAATAAGATTTATTCTTTAGAAGAACTTCAGTCTTGGACGGAAATAAAACCTAAAGTATGTATTAAAAGTGAATGTAAAACAAATTGTTATCAGAGATTTTATAAAGAATCTATAAAGTAAATCTTCTTATAATTAAAGAAAAATAAGGATACTAATGGAAAGAAAATATTACTTTAATTTTGATGTTAATATGACTCAAAAGTGCACTTTAAGATGCACGTATTGTATAGAAAACTTCAATAAACCAAAATTAGAAAATATTACTGATGATATGTTGGATAAAATCATTGAAAAATTCAGATATCTTTTGAATTCAAAAGAATTTAATGAAAAATATTCTGGAATTGGTATATTTTTCTGGGGTGGTGAACCAACTGTTAATTTTAAAGGAATGAAGAAATTAATTCAAGAATTCAAAAATGATAATAATGTATGTTTTTTTGTCTATTCTAATGGATTCCATTATAGCAATGATTTTTTAGATTATATTGCTTCTTTTAAAGATGTATATACTTCAAATAATCAACACAAAATTAATCTTCAAATTTCTTATGACGGATTAGCATCACACGATGTTTCTAGATTAGATATAAAAGGAAAAGGTTCGGCATTAAAAGTAAAAGAAAACATTTTTAGAGTAAATGAAATGAATATTCCATTTACACTTCATCCTACTATTTCTTTTGATAATTTCAACAAAATTTCTGAAAATTATTTTGAATTCAAAAGATTATCTGAAGTACTAAAAAAGAATTTCATTTATTCTCCTACTATTGATTATTTAAGTGATTTTGATTTTTCAATGGAAGTTTTAAATGATCATATTAACACTATTAAAAATGAATTTAAGAAGATAAAAGATCAAGAATTAGAATTCTATAAGAAAAATAAACATTTTAGATTTGGATGGTTAAATCCTTCTAAAAAACTTTGTGCTGCAGGAAAAAGTATTAATGCTATTGAAATGGACGGTAATTCTTATGCCTGTCATGGAATTTTAAATGGTTCTGTGAAAGAAGAAAGTGTAGAAAACTCAGTTAACTTAAGTAATGAAGAATTTCTCAAAAATCTTTTAAATAATACTAAAAAATATGAAGAATCTCTTAAAATAATCCCACCAGAGTGTAGAGATTGTAAAACACACTATTGTTTAAAATGTAATGCGAAGAAATATGAAGTTTCTAAAAAAGAAACTTTTGAAGGAAGATGGAGTGATTATCCAAATCAGCCACATTTATGTGTTCTTTATAAGTTTATAGGAAATGTTAGATTAGCATTTTTGAAAATATTAGGTGAAAACACTGAAATTCAGAACCAAATAACACAATGTAATACTTGCGCCGTTTAAGTGATTGAGAGATTTCCTGAAATTCAGGAATTTCTTTTTAGGACTAATACTACGTAGGATAATAGTGGGATTCTTAGTATTATAACATTAGTCAAAATTTCAATTAATTTCACGTTTTAGTGATTTTTTTAGTTTACTCAATGGTTCTAAGAAATCATTTAGAAACTCAAAGTTCAAAGTCAAAGTACTTTCTTATATATAAGAATAACTTTTCTTTTGAAATGAAATTTTCTTTAGAAAAGAATTTTTCAAAGTCAAAGTACTTTCTTATATATAAGAATAACTTTTCTTTTGACTTTGAGTTCTCAAACAACTTCTTAGAACATTTTGAATTCTTCTTAGAATTTTCTTTAAAAAGAACTCATAAGAGATTCTCAGATAAATAAAGAAAAAAGAGAATTTATGGCTAATTACACTAATGAAGAAAGATCTAAACTTAAAGAAATTCTAGGTCAAAGAGAAAGCAGTAACAACTACGCCGCCGAAAATAGATTAGGATATGTTGGAAAATATCAATTCGGCGCAGATAGATTGGCTGATTTAGGTATTATGAAAAAACGCCCTAGTGGAGTTTCTCAAAAAGATTTTATGAATGATGACAGTAATTGGCTTATAAAAGGTGGAAAACAAGCTTTTTTGAATGATAAAAATCTTCAAGAAAAATTAATGGATAAGCATATAGATGCTCTTGCAAAAAGTATAGATAAGGATAATACTCTAAGTACTGATGAAGTATTCGGAAGAGTTGCTGCATCTCATCTAAAAGGTATCGGAGGTATGAATCAACTTATTAGAGGTGTAGATAATAAAGATGCTAACGGAGTAAAAGCTTCTGAATATTACAATTTAGGAAAAAATTTCAGAGATTTTACTTCAGGAGAAGATCTAAAGAAATTCTTAGATAATATGGCAACTAAGAATATGAATCAAATGAGTAATACTGATGTTCAAAAAGATTCTAAAAATTTTAATTTTGATACAAAAAGCATAACTGATTTCTTTAGTTCATCAACAGTTAAAAATATGTTGGGTGCAGCATTTGCTGGGTCTTTAATGTTTAATAAATCTAAAAGTAATCCACAAACACAAAGTACTTCACAAGTAATTACTCAAAGTTCACCGGTAACGAGTTTTCAACACACTTCTTCACATACAGGAACTTCATTTGAAAACCATAAAGACGATAAAAAGAATAATTTAGCAACTCAGATAATCCAAGAATTTCAACGTTCTAGAATTAATTCAGTGAGTAATTATGTTTCTTCTAGGCAATCACAAGGTCAAAGTGTAGATAAAGAAGTAATTCAAGAATTAAAAGAAGGAAATAAACTTTTAGAAACATTTGTTAAAAGCACTGTTGATAACCAAGATACTTCTATTAAACATAATCAAAGTCCTTCAAAAGTTTCACAGATTTCTGGTCCTTCTATGTTTTCACAAGTAAAAAGTGAATTAGGGAATGATATTTCAAATCCTTTATTTAATTTTGGAATGTTAGGTGCATTACTAGCTCCAGAAATCGGCAACGCAGTTGCAATGTTATTTAGAACTCCAAGTTTTGTTTCAGAATTGATTAAAAACTTTAAAAACGTAGTTTCAAAAGATATCCAAGCTCTAAGTGAAATAATTAAACCTTTTCAAGAATTTTTAAGTACTAAATGGACTAGTTTTTATGAAGGGATTAAAGATTTTGTTGGAAAAAAATGGGATGATGTAGTTGATACTGCGAAAGTATTTAGTGAAAATGTTAAAGAAAAAGCTTTATCTTTATATAAAGATTTAAGTGAATCTTTAGGAACTAAAATCTCAGAATTACGAGAATCATTCTCAAAAACTATTTCAAATATTTCTGGAAGTATTAAAGATATATCTTCTAAGGTATATCAAGGAATTTCAGATAAAGTATCAGATATTGTTAGTGATGTAAAGAATTCAGAAACATATAAAAAAGTAAGTGATACTGTTTCAAGTACTTATGATGATGTTAAAGGAGGAGTTAAATCTACTTGGGATAAAGTATCTAATTGGTTTGACGAAACAGTTGATACTGTGAAAAATTCAGAAACGTATAAAAGTGTTTCAAACGCAGTTGATACTTCTATAGATTATGTTAAAAATACTGATACTTATAAAACTGTTGCTCATTATGCTGGAGTTATCAAAGATGGTGTTGTTGAAATAGGAGGACAAGCATTTAAAATTTCAAAAGATTTTCTTGTTAATAATATAGCACAACCGATTTTAGATTTTGGTGGAAAAGCTTTTGAAAATATCCAAAAAGGAGTTAGTTCATTTTCTCAATTAGCAAAAAACGCTGATTATACTGGAATGTTATCAACATTTTTAAAATTTAGTCCGGGTGGACAGGTATTAAAAGGTCTTGGATGGGTATTTGATAAGTTAATGAGTATTATACCTATGGATAAAATCACAAGTGGTATTAAAGAAGGATTATCAAAAGTATTTAAAATTCCTGTTAATATGTTAGGAAAAACTTTAAGTTTCTTTATGAAAAGATTACCAGTAATTGGACTTATTTTAAGTATACCAACAAGTATTGGATATTTGTTAAAGGGTGAATATACACAAGCAGGATTAGAAATGATTTCAGGAATTGCTGGATTATTTCCTGGAATTGGAACTGCTATTTCAATTGCAGCAGGTGGTGCAAACTTAGCAATAGATTATAGTGGTTATGATTCTAAACAAATAGATAAAGAATTAGCAAATATAGGTTCAAAAATAAGTGAAAATGTTTCATCAATGATAGGTTCGGATGAAGTTGAAAATATAACTGATATAGATTCTTCTTTAAATCAAACTTCAAGTGCTTCTGTATTAAATAGTAATATTGATTTTAGTTCTGTTCTTCAAAGTACTGATAATACAATAAATTCAATAAGAAAAGATACACTTTATACAAATCCCGGAGATATTCTTTTACAAAGTGCATATACAGATCAAGGAAGTTTCTTTAGAAATCAAAACTTATCTAATCTTTTGAGTAATAAAAGTATAAGTAATAATGTTTTAAATGCTTACAATGATATTGTAATACCACTAAAATCAAAATATCCTGATATGTATATAAATTCAGGATTCAGATATAAAGATTTAAATTCAAAAGTAGGTGGAAAAGATGCATCTAAACACTTATTAGGGAATGCATTTGATCTTAAGTTCAAAGATCACAGTATTACTGAAGTTATGAATAGTATTGCATTAGGTGAAGTTCCTGGATTAGATGTTAAAAATGGGTATTTCTTACACGAAGGAACGTGGCTACACGCTCAAAATGTAAAAGGTCCAAATACAAAACTATCAGTTGCTAATTATAATAAAGGAACCGGTCATGCTACTGAGTTTGTTCCAACAAGATCTTCAGGTGTTTCAAGAGTTGAAAATACTGTAATTTCTGAAGGTTCACATACTTATGAAGCAAATTCAGATATTGCAAAACTTCAAGAAGACGTAAATAATCAAAGAAAAATATTAGCGGAATTGACAGGAATTCAAAGTGCTCAGAATTCTGTTAATACTTCTTTAAGAGATGAATTCAAATATTAAGGGAAAATATGAAATTGTATAGAGGTGTTGTAGTTGATAACAATGATCCTACCAGATCTGGACGTGTAAGAGTTCAAATACCTTCTTTACACGGACCTATTGAAATGATTGGACCAAAAAATACAAAATTTACAGATGAAGATAAAAAGAACACAGAAGATAAATTCTCACCAGAGTTTAAGAAAGATAATTCAATTTGGGCTGAGGTAATGCACGGCATTGATTATACCGGATTTTTTAATACTGATGGATATTCTGGTAATTATATTAATAAGAATGTTTCTAAAGAAGGAAATCAATCCAAAACTCCAAGAAATATTAAAAGAACAAAAGGTCAAAAAATAGGTGGATTTGGAAATAATATAATATTAGAAATAGGAACTAAAGTATTTTGTTTATTTGAAGAAGACGATGATACATTTCAAAATCCTATTGTAATTGGCACTATTGCATCTTATAATGAAATAAATGAAAATTCATCACCTTATTGTAAAAGAGTATATAATAGTACTTCAGGTAATTTAGAAGTTTGGGATGATACTCCAGGTAAAGAAAGTATTATTATAAGACACAGAACCGGATCTGAAACTGAGTATGCTCCTAATGGTAATATTGAAATTGAAAGTACTAAAGACATCTCAACAGTAGTAAGTAATAATGTTTCAACAAACATAGGGCAAAATAATAATTTAAAAATCCAAGGAAATAATACTCATAATATCAGTGGAAATGAAATTATTAATATTAATGGAACAAAAACTGATACTATAAGTTCAACATATAAAATCAGTGCAAATGGTGGAACTATTGTTATGAGTGGTGGAAAGATTATGTTAAATTAAGATTAATTTTATAGAATAATATAAATAAAAGAAAAGGAATGAAATGAAGTATATTTTTGCAGAAGCAGTTAATGATGTTTTTCAAAGATTTGTCTTAGAAGCAAACATAGATAAATCCGAAAGTTCAGCATTATTTATAGGTAAAATGAGAATTCTAACAATATCTCATTATAATATAATTAAAAAAGCTATTAAAGATCATAAACATTGTGTAGTTGCACTAGTTTCAAATAAAAATACAGAAGTTTTAGAACCTTTAAGACTTAAAATGTTACAATTATGTTTTGGTGATAATATCCAAATAATTACTGCAAAAACTGCAAATATATTTAGTATTTTCAAACAAAGTAATTATCAAATAGTTACAGTTATCTGTGGAGATGATAGAAAAGATGATTATTCAAGAATGCTAAAAGGAACTGATGTTAAAATTGAAGTATCCCCAAGAGGTGTAAGTGCATCAGAAGTTATCAAAAATTTAGATGATTTTGAATATTTTAAGAAAAATACTCCAAAAGAAATACATATTATGTATAATGAAATACTTTCACATAAAGAAGATTATTCAAAGACTAAATCTTAATGAAACATAATGAAACCTAAATGAAGAAAATAAAATATCACGATAGAGTATTAGAATTAATACCTTACAATTTGAAAATTGAAAAAGAATTATTATTATATAAGAGTTCTGAAGAAAAAGATTTTGATTTAGATGATGTTTTGTATATTCTAAAAGACAATTTTAAATTAACAATAAATTCAAAAGACTTTTATCCTATATGTGATTCTGAAAAAATGTTTATATTATTTTCATTAAGAAGTATTTCAGTAGATGAAACATTAAGATATGAATTTAGATGTAATAACGAAATAGAAATCTCTGATGAAAAGAAAGAAAAACTATTAGAAGAATTTAATGAAATACCTTTTATTGAAAATCATTGTCAAAATGTTATAGATAACACTATAAGTACTGAAAATATTTTTCAAGAAAGCACTTTTGATAAAAAATTATTGAAGAAATATAGAATTAAAGATATTATAAGTGATAATATAGAAGATTTCTTTATTGATAAAATTGAAGATTATGATGTTGACGAATATGATAAAATTTCAAAATACATTGAAGAGCATTGTGCTAAGTTTAATTTTGTAAGAGAATTAAAGTGTCCAAAATGTTCTAAAATTCACTATATAAATTTTGGAAGTATTAAAGAATCTATTAGAAGTTTATCTGAAATAAGTATAGCAGAATTTTATTCTTCTTTAAATCAATTAGTTTATAAAGGACACTATCAATTAAATGCTCTTTTAAATGATATTTACCCATTTGAAAGAGAAATATACATTTCAAATTTAAATGATACCATTGAAGAAGAGAATAAAAGAATAGAAGAAAAAGCTCGTCAAAGAAGATAAATAAAGAAAAAGAGCCAAAGAACGAAAAGAGCAAATTATGATTAAATCTATTATTAATAATATAATACCAGATAACATAAAAGATATTAAATTAGTAAGAGATTGTTTAGATGTATTTTTAGATTATGTAGTAGAAAATTCGAATATTGCAATAGATACATATAATTTATATAGTGATAAAAATGAAGTAATATATGATGATCTTTTAAAAGTATTTATAAGAAACGTTTATGAAACTATAGATAAAAATAAAAATAATCCTACATTAGTTAATAAATTAGATGAATTATACAAAAGAGCAGGATATAAATCATTTAGAGACTTTGAAATAAATTCAAAGATGGTAGATTTAATCATAAGAGAAGACTTAGAATCTTCAAAAATATTTCAACAAACAAAAGGAACTTCAAAATCCCTTGAATATGTTTATAATTTAGTTGATAAAATGAATTTTCAACAAGGTATCTTAGAAAGTGATAATGAATTCAAATTCATAGAAGGAAGTAATGTTTTTGAATACAAAGTAGAAGGTTCATTAATAGAAGAATTGTTTGAATATTTTGTTAAACCTATTGCTCATCCAGTTGGCTGGGCTTATATGTATAGTCGTGTTTATTCAATGTATTTCGAAGATTATATATTATCCGAAGTAAAATATGATATTTCTTCTTTCTATATTGGTTGTTTAAATCAAGAGAAAAAAGATGATTTTTTAAAAAATGAAGGTTATTTGACATATACTGATGAAAATGATAAAAATATACCGGATAGATTTTATTTAGCAAATGGAAATCCAGTTGAAAATGTTACAAGACACGGAATTCTATATAAAAACTTGGATATTTTAAGTGAACTTAAATTAGTTCAAGACAATGAAGTAACATTAATAGAAGATAATCATAGTAAAAAAGACAGAACTCTTAAAATATATTTTAAAAGTGGTGAATATATTGAATCTCACACAAGAAATAAAGAAAGAGATATAGTTTTATATTACGGAACTTCGGATAATCCGTTAAATGCTAAATTTAAGAAAAATTATAATGATTTTACGAGTCATTGTGGTCTTAATTTGGTTTATTCTAAAAAAGTAGTTACAAAAGTAAAAGATATTTTAAAATTTCAAAGTGATTTTGGATTTTCAAATACTATAGGAAAATTAGCAGTAGTTGGGGCAGGTAATTTCTTTGTAAGTGATAAAATAAAAGGTGATCAATATAAATCTTATGTTCTATTAGGTGAAAAATATTTAAATGAAAATGTTGAATTAACATATAAAACAAATGTTAAAAATGAAACAAACTTAGTTTCAAATCATAAAAATTCTATTAAAGAAGGTTCATATTATATTCATAGAGTATTAGATGCTATTGAATACAATGAAATAACAAATGATTTAAAAATATATTTAAACAATTATACATTAGAAGATTATTATGAAAAATATATATTAGAAGTCAAACAAATCAATAATGATTTTAAAGAAGTTACAAAAAATATCTCAGAAGTAGTTTTAAACGTTAAAGATTTTGATAAAGATAAAGTATTTAAGATTATAATAAAAGATAAAGATTCAAATCTTCACGAAGAAATTAAATTAAAATTGAAGAAGTTAATACCATCTAAAGAAGTGTTACAGCCAAATATAAAAAAATATTTTTATAAAAATAGTTATTATTATAATAATATCGTTGGAAAATTTACTGTAAATGATGAACTTTTAGATCAATACGGTAAAAGAATTGGAAATAATGGAATTTTTGTGTATGATGAATTTGAAATAGAACTAATTTAGAAGATTTAAGGAGAATTAATGAAAGAAATCAATGAATTTGAATATTTTGCTGATGAAGATATCGATGAAGAAACAAATAATTTCTTTAAAGATAATGATATAATAAACCCTAACAAATATCTTAAAAATCCAAATGAAATAGAAAAATTGAAAGAACAAGACAATTATTTCAATGAAATTGTTAGATATATAGGGGATTTTTTAAGATCTTATGATAAATCATTATTAGATGAAAGAATTGAAAAATATCAAGATTTTTTGGATTTTAAAATAAATGAATACGTTGAATATGAAAAATCATTTGAACTTATGAAATATTGTGATAATATTACAGATTTAGAACATTATTTAGATTTAGTTACAATAGGTGATGAATTTTTACCTCCTTTAGGTACTAAAATGATTAAAAGATTATCAAATAATGTAATCAATTCTCAGATTTTGAATTTTAGTTATATGTTTTTTATATTAGATCAAATGAGAAGATTTAGAATAATTTTTGAAGAATTAGAAAAGACTCCGGATAAAAACGTTAAAGAAACAATGGAACTATTATTTGACGTTTTAAAAGTTTACCCACAAGAACAAAATAAGGAGTAATTATGGTAATTAATATAGATGAATATAAGAATATTAAAAGAGTAATTATTGAATTCAATGACAGCGAAGAAGAATTAGAAATAGAAAATTCTGAAAACTTCGAAAAAACACAAAAGAAGAAAAAGAAGAATAAAGAAAACTCAAAGTTCAATGAAACAGAAGAAAAAGATTATATAGATAATACTCCTTTAGATTTTAGTGATCTTTCTAATAGTAAACCTATTAATATTGAAAAACCTAAAATGCCAGAAATACCGGATTGTGATAACAGAAAACCTAAAGTTTCAGAAGAACTTCAAAAATTAGAATTCTAAATGAACACAAAAAGTTGTGTATTAGTTACTCAGTTATACAATGATAGAAGTATAGATGGATCTATTATAAATGCGTTTGAGTACTTTTACACTATATTTCAATACAACAAAGAAGTTAAATTAGTTATTCAAAGAAGTAATTTAAGTAATACTAATAATTTAATTAATTTCTTAAATCTTAAGTATAATATAGATAAAAAATGTTTTGAAAATATTGAATTTATTAATAATAAATTTGAACTTTTTAAATATAATTTTGATGTAGTTTTTTGCGTTTGCGGATATTCAACAGAAAATTATGCAAAATTATTTAGAAAATCTAAAGTTCTTGCAATGCCTGGATATTTTCACGAATTAAGTGAAAATGTTCAATATTTTGTAGAATATCCACATTTAATAAACTCTCAAATCTTCAAAGAATCATTTGAAAATAATGATTTTTCTAATCTACCGGAAAATATCCATTATTATAAACAAAAACTTAGATTAGATTTGTTTAAAGACATCAACAGAAAAGATAATGGAATTTTCTTAAATTCTCCTCATAATTTAAATGTTCTAAGCGATTTCAAAAGCCAAAAAAGAATATATAGAAGAGAAAATCTAAATACTCCTAATATGTTTGACTATTTTGATGAAATGATTTATATTCAAAATCCTAAAATAATTGACAGAAAACCACGAAGTTTCTTTGAATGTTTATACTTTGATATACCTTTTACTTATATCTTTAACGGAATTATTGACGGAAGTTATTATAGATCTAAAGATTTTGATTTAAAATCACGTATTTTAGATTGTAATGATGAAATAGTTAAATTAATGATTTAAGTATTTTACTATTCAAAAGAACTGAAATTGAAGTTTATCTTATATATAAGAAAGTACTTTCACTTTGAAAAATTCATTTCTAAAGAAAATTTCATTTCACTTTGAAAGTTATTCTTATATATAAGAAAGTACTTTCACTTTGAGTTTTCGAACAACTTCTTATATTTTTCTTTAAAAAGAAGATTTAAGAAAACTCAAAATTCTAGTTCAATGAGTTTCATTTTAACTTCCCAGAAATTCATTTAAAACACATCTAGTATCTGTAAAACAGAAAATTTAAAAATTTTTAAAGAAAATATGTTATAATGAAAGAAATCAATTAAAAAGGAGCCAATATGGAAGAAATTCCAGAGATTTTTAATTTAAAGGTATTTATAAATGGTAAAAACTATAGTGATTATGGTTACATAGACACTATAGAAAATGATGAAATTCTATATGATATTAAAAATATAGATTTTGTTAATAGAACAGTAACTATTGATACTTCTGGCTTGAAGTTTAAAACAGACAAAGAAACATATTCATTTGATGAAGTTGATTTTTTCAAATACACTGAAATTATTCGAAGTATAGAAAATAGAAAGATTATTGAAGGTCAAATAGGATTTTATAGAGATATGTTTGGTCAAGTTTTTTATGACAGTGATATAGGATTTTTCTTTATGAATTTAGATGAAGATGATAGTAACGTATATAATATTGAGAAAGGAAGATTTTTCAAAGTAGGATTTTGTAAAACATTTAATAGTGATGAATTTGATACTGAAAGATATATTTCAGAATATGAAAAATGTTTAGAAGATTTGGAGAATTCTGATGAAGAATGATTTTAAAGTTCTTGATGATAGGGAACATTTAATTTTAAGACCGTCGATGTATATCGGATCCATAAATTTTGAAGAACAAAACGATTTCAACTTTGATGAAGATAAAATGAAATATGAAAACTTCAAAATTATACCTGGACTTTGTAAAATTATAAATGAAGTTATAGATAATGCCATCGATGAAGCTATTAAAACTGATTTTAAATTTTCAAATGAGATTAATATAGAAATCTCAGAAGATAAAGTAAAAGTTCAAGATAATGGAAGAGGAATTCCTATTGTTAAACACGGTGAATATTATCAACCGTTTCTTTGTTGGGGAAGAGCAAAAGCAGGGTCAAACTTTAATGATGAAAATCACACTCAAATTGGAAATTTTGGTGTTGGAAGTTATTGCAGTAATGTTTGGTCAAAGAAATTCATAGGAGAAACAGATGATGGTAAAAATTCATATAAAGTAACCTTTAAAGATAATGCATCAGAATCAACTGAGTCTTTAGGTAAATCAGTTCAACACGGAACTACGGTTACATTTTATCCAGATCTTAAAAGATTTAATATAACAGAAATTGATGAAGTTCATATAAATTACATATATCAAAGAGTTCTTTGCTTAGCAAATATTTTTGATAAGATTAAATTTAAGTTCAATAAAAAATTAATAAAAACAAAGAATTTTAAAGATTTCATTAAATTATTTAGTTCAGACTTTGAAATATACGAAAATGAAAATGTTAAAATTGCATTAATACCAAATGATACTGATGATTTTAAACAATTCTCTTACGTTAATGGTCTTAAAATCAAAGATGGCGGAACACACTGTGATTGCATTATGAAAAACGTTGTGAATATTATCAGAGATAAGATTTCAAAAAAATATAAAAATATTAAACCAGGTGATATTAGAAATAAATTAACATTAATTACATTTATAAGTAATTTTCCAAGTCCTAAATTCAATTCTCAAACTAAAGAAAAATTAACAAATTCTGATAGTGAATTTAATAATTTTGCTAATATAGATTATTCATTTGTCAATAAAATTCTTAAAAATAATGCATTTATAGATCCTATTATAGAGATTTATAAGATTAAAGAAGAATATGAAAACAGAAAAGCTCTTAAAAGTGTTGAAAAAGTTAAAAAGATTAAATCTGAGAGATATATTCGTGGCGTAGGAGATTCTAAATATTTAATTTTGACAGAAGGTTTATCGGCCCTTGGTGGAATTTCGAAAGTTCTTGGTAACAAGAATATTAACTATTATGTTCTCAGAGGTAAACCATTAAACTCTTGGGAAATATCTCATCAGAAGTTCGCAAGTAATAAAGAATTATCTGAATTGTATCAAATTATAAAAGCAGAAGAGAGTTCTAAAGAAATAAATGATCTTCCAGATGGTGATTTTTACGAAATAGATTTTGAAGGAAAAAGATATATTGTTAATGAAAATGATACAATTAAATTAAATAATGTAGAATATAACGTGAAAGAATTAATTAAAAAATAAATTTTCATTGAATTAGACGGAGTTGATATAAATATTTAAAAAGGATTTAATATGGAAGAAAAATTCCATTTTGTTTATAGAATAACATATAAAAATCCATTTGATCTAAGAAAATATTATATTGGAAAACATTCTGGTAAATTAGATGATTTTGAAACAGGAAAATATAAAACTTCTAGTAAGAAAATAAAAGAAATTTTTAATACAAAAGATTTTGAAGTAAAAATAGTAAAAAATTTTGATAATGCTTTAAAAGCCTTGTATTTTGAATCTAAATATCATCAAAGATTAAACGTTCAAGATCATCCATTATTTTTCAATGAACAGAATCAAACTATATGTAGAGGTTGTGATAGAACAGATAGAGTAACAGTTTTCATCAATGAAACAGGTGAAAAAATGACAATCTCTGCTGAAAAATATAATGAAAATAAAAACTTATATACTCCAATAAATATTGGAATGGTTTCTTGCAAAGATAAATTCGGAAATACCTTCCTGGTAAGTAAAGAAGAATTTTATAAAAATAAAAATTTGGTAGGAATTAATAAAGGTGTTGTTTTTGTTACAAATAAAGATACTAATGAGAAAATTTCTATAAGTTCAAAAGAATTTAAAAATAATAGAGATAATTATATTCATCCTTATGAAAATTTAATAACTTGTTATGATTGTTTAGAAAAAACTACAAAGATGATCTCTTCTGAAGAATTTTATGCTGATAGAGAAAGATATAAAGGCATAAAATTTATAACAGGTGAACGTAAGAAAAAGTGTGATATTTGTGGTGAAGATATATCATCTTCTAATTATGAAAGACATAGAATTACGCATTTTAAAAAATATATATGGGTAACAGATAACAATAATTTAAATACAATAAAAGTTAAAGAAGATGAATTTTATCTAAAACTGAAAGATACTCATTATAAAGTTATTAAAAATAAAGATGAAACATTTGGTTATTATAATGGTGAATTAAAAAATATTAGAGCTATTGGACGATTAAGAAATAAAGATTATAATTTAACAAAATAAAAAAAGGAGAAAATATGAAAATTTCAAAAATTAAAAAAATATTAGAAGCTGACTTAAAGTTATACAAGTCTCAAACTAATGTTAAAAGAAATAGAGAAAGTTCTGGATTTGATAAAATAATTGTCGCTTCAGATCAGGATTTGGACTAGCCCTACGGGGCTAGTTACTTTTTATCATTTGGAAAAATGACGGAATACATATAAATTCATTACTTATTGCATTTATTGAAAAATATTTACCGGAATATAAAGACAGATTATATAGGTTAAATACTCCTGTAAAAGCAAATAAAAAGAATAATAAGTTAACTTCTTGGGTTTATGACCTTAATGAAGAGTTACCAATCAAGTCTGGAGAGTCTCAAGCATATTATAAAGGTTTAGGAACTTGGCCTAAAGAAGACTTAGAGCAAGTAATTGAAACAGACGGACTAGACAAAATGTTGATGAAGTTTGAGTTTGACTCAAAAGATATCATAGATGACTTTATGTCAGACAAGAAATCAGACGTTAGAAAAGAATATATTCTAAATAACGAATTTAGTATAGCAAAAATATAAATAAATAAAAAGGTCAAGAGAATATGGAGAATATGGAGAACTTTGATACTTCAAGATCTGTAATTTTTACAAAATATATCAGATATTATCCAAAATTAATGAAGAAACAATATTTTGTTTATGTTTTATCAAGACTTATAAATGTTTTTTCATTATATGATTCATTAAAGATAATGACAGGGTATTTTAGTAATTTCAGACACTTTAAAATAAGTATTAACAGAATCAAGAAGTTCAAAGTTTTCTCGTCTTTTTCTTTACAAGAAATAGATAATGAAATCTCAAAATTCAGAGATTATAAATTTAAAAAAATAAAATACAGAAAAAAATCAAGAACTTTTAAAGTATCAAAAGAAAAATTAGAAGAGATTGACAAATTACGTAATAAAGAATTATATGAACATTACTGTGATATAAGAGAAATAAAAACTGGTTATAGAGATACATTTGGAAATCCAGAAGTAACAAAAAATACAGTTCAAACTAATATTAAAAAATACGGTGTGCGATCTACAGCACAATTAGACTGGGTAATTCAGAAACAGCAAGAAACTAATATTAAAAAATATGGTATAAAATCACAGTTATGTAAAAAAGAAATAAGAAATAGCGGATCTACAAGTGCTAAAGAAGAAAGAAGTGAAATACCATATTTTGAACCAACTAAAGAATATTTAGAAACTTTTATAATTGATGGTGAATTCGATATAAAAGAATGTGCTAAATCTTTAAAAACTTATGAAGAAGTCGTAAAAGAGCTAAAAAAGAAATACCATATTAATGTTAGAAATACACAATATACTAGAAAAACTCAAAATAAACTTTTTAATAAAATTAAAACAAATAATAAATTTCAAAATTATAGATTTTGTGGTAAAGAATTAGATATATTTTTACCGGATCATAACTTAGCAATTGAATATGATGGATTAATGTATCACTCGGAAGGAAATTGTGATACATCTAAATTCTTAAACAAAGATAAGAATTATCACCTAGAAAAAACAGAATTATGCTTAAATAACGGTATTCAATTATTTCATATATTCGAAGGAGAAGATTTGGATTTATGGTTAAGTATGATTAATACTAAGTTAAATCTTAATAAGAAAATATATGCACGTAAGTGCATAATTAAAGAATTAAAATCTCAAGAAACTAAAGAATTCTTAGATTATAATCATATACAAGGATATATTTCTTCAAAAGTTAATCTAGGATTATATTTTGAAGATGAATTAGTTTCAGTAATGACTTTTTCTAAACCACGTTTTAATAAGAATTATGAATATGAATTAATTAGATTTTGTTCTAAAAGAAATACTTCTGTTATAGGTGGAGCTTCAAAACTTTGGAAATATTTTGTTACAAAATATAATCCAAAATCTGTGATAAGTTACGCAAATAGAAGATTTTCAAATGGTGAATTGTATTCTAAATTAGGATTTGAATTAATAGGCAAAACAGAACCTAATTATTTTTATTTTAAAATGTCAACTACACAACTATATTCAAGAGTGAAATTCCAAAAACATAAATTAAGTAAATTATTGGATAATTTCAATCCAGAATTATCAGAAACAGAAAATATGTTCAATAATAATTATAGAAGAATATTTGATTGTGGAAATTTAAAATATCTATACATTAATAAATAAACAAAACTAAATAAAGGCATTCAAATGAAATTCAAAGAAATACTTAATGAAAGTTCAAAATTTGAACAGATTTTGCATAAAAAAGAATTTATGATCTTTGGAGAAATGAAATCTCAACATATAAAAGAAATAGAAAAAGAAATAGAAAAACTACTAAAATCAAACGCAAAGCTGATTAGTATATCAATAGAAAAAAACTTTATCTTCACTGAAGTATTTTTTAAAGAATTAGAGGATGTTGATAATGAAGATGATGGTGTAAGTGAAATATTCGATTGTAAATTTGAATTTGAAAAAATTGTCCGCCAATCATTAAAAAATATAGGACTTAATGGAATAACTCTTTTGTCAGATGATGAATTATTTAATTCTTTTGACAAAACATTAAACATAGATTTTGTTATTTCTGGATATAATAAAGATTATATCAAAAATCTGGATAAAAAATTTGATTATTTAAAAGATTATTTGGAGAATTTAATATGAGTTGTTGTGCCATATTAGGAAGTATTTTAGGAATTATTGTAGTATCAGGAATTTTTCTATTTTATTATGTAATAAATAGTATAAAATTATACTAAAGGATTTTTGAAATGAAATTCAAAGAATTATTAAATGAAGAGAAAACTGAAAATATAAATGAAGATTTAAAAACACTTAAATCAAAAATAGATCCAAAAATAAGAAAATACCAGAAAATTCATAATGTTAAAATAACATATAATGATGATTTTTCGGAAGTCCAAGTTAATGTTACTGTTTTAGATGAAAAAGGTGCTAAAAAATTGGCAGGTATGTTAATAAATAAACTTTTTGGTAGCACAGCTACAAAATATTTAAAAAATATTTTTATTAAATCTGAGCAAATTAATCACGTTTTAAAATTGTATTATAAAATAGATATGGATTTAGAATTAGCACAAAAAGAAATAGAACCACCTAAAGGAGTAGAAATAAAAACTCCTGCTGATATTATTTGCTATTCTATGAATCTCTAAGAGTTTAATAAAACTTTAATTATTCTTATGTTATAATAAAAATATAAATTAAAAAAAGGAGAAATATGGAACGTTTTAAAGAATTTCTAGAATATTTACTATATGTTCTGATCGGTATATTAATGGCATTATTCGTTGGTTTTGTATTTACTGTGATGTTTCAAGATACCGTTAAAATAAATGGGGTTAGATTTTACTGTGAAGGAAATACTTCGTATTTTTACACAAAATCAGAACCAATTTTGAGTACTATTGATATAAAAGAAAACAATACTTCTTTAAAAATAGAAGTTCGTGATTATAAAGAAGAAAAAGTTATAATACCATTTAATATTTGTAAATAAGGAGGACAAATGGAATATTTTTGGATAGGATTTTTAATCTTTTTAGGATTTTGTTTTGGAAGATTTATATTAACTTCTATTTATGTGATTTTACTTTTTACATTTTGCACTATATATGTAATTTTTAAGAAAATTATTCAAAAGTTCAAAAGACCAAAAAATGAAAATACAAGAAGTTAAAGTATCAGGTGTTTCTGGTGGTGTTGGCACAATGCTAATACCTTCAAAACTCTTAGGATGTAAAATTTTAGGTAATTTAGAATATAGAAAACCACTTATATATAATACTCCAAATAGTACTTTTGAAAAATATTTCAATGCAGAATTAAAAACTGATTATGAAGATATAGATTTTATCAAGAACAGTAATATTATCTTTATACAAGATGATTGTTTAGATAACGGAAAATTAAAAACTTCTTTTAATAGAACTAAGAATGGAGTTAAAAAAGAAAGAACTCCAAAAAAAGATTATTTCTATAGAAGTATGTCAGTAGTAAAGAAAATATCGCCAGATTTTTTTGTTATTGATAATAATCCTAAGCTTCTTTTAAAATACAATGCAGAATATTGGAAAACTTTTACAGAATATGATATAACTTTTGAATATGTTTCAAATTATCATTATGGAAATATTCAAAAAGGGAGAAATAGATTAATAATCATAGGTTCTAAGAAGAAATATAATTTTAAATTTATACCAGACGAAAGATTTTATAATTGGTCTTTAACAAAAACATTAGAAAACTGTGAAAATTTACCAAATCATTATCCTTTAGATCCAAACGCAGAAGCAAAACATTTTAAAAATGTATTAATAAGTGATAATGAAACCGTTAAATATTACAAAGATCTTAAACGTGCGTTTGAATATTGTAAATTTAAACAATTATTATATAGAAATAAAAATAATGAAATAAAAACAAGAATTTCTTGTTCTTGTTCATTTGAAAAATATTCAAAAGTAGTAATAGGCGGATGGATGAATTTTCACCCTGTTACTTTTATACCAACTACTATAAGAGAACGTGCAAGAATTCAAGGATTTCCTGACGATTTTGTATTTCAAATACCTAAAGAAATGCATTTTAAAGATATTGCATTCAAACAAGTAGCAAAAGCAATACCTTTTCAATTTATGGATTATCTAACAAAATTAATTCTTACATATTTAACGGATTATAAATTGGATTTTAATCCGTCTAATCAAAGATATGGAAAAATTTCAGATATAGTAGAAAAAACAAAAATCGAATACAAAAACAATTTTGAAGAATGGTAGTAGGATTAGTTAAATGATATCAATAGGAACTTATATTGCAGGTTGGATGGATGAAAAAGAATCCAAAGAATTATTAGAATTATGTAGAAGTTTTGAAGTTTTATTGTCTTACAATACTACACATCATATTACTTTAATGTATTCTTATAATTTAAAAACTCAAGGAAAATTAGAAATAACTTTAGGGGATAATGCTACATTTAAAATCAAAGATATCAGATATTTTCTAAAAGATAATAAGTATACTTTTCTTTGTGAAATCGAGAGTTCTTATATAGATAATTACCACAACTTCTTAAAATCTCAGGGATATATTCATATCTCAGAATTTAAGAAATATATGAACTTATGTTCAATTGATTCTAATATAACTACTGAAAAAATAGTTAAAAAAATTAATAAAGATTTAAATACTATATTAAAGAATAAAGAATTTAATTTAAATAAAATAATTACAGAACCTATTTTTAAGGAGGGTAATTGAATTAATGAAAAAATCACTAAAATGGATAAAAAGATATATGAGAATTGCACGTGAAGTTTCATATTGGAGCAAAGATCCTTCTTCTAAAATAGGTGCAGTGATTGTTTCTGAGACAGGTAGAATTCTTGCAACTGGATATAACGGATTTCCTGAGAAAATGGAAGATAATCCTAGTGATTATGAAAATAGAGAATTTAAATATAAAAGAATTATCCACGCAGAAGAAAATGCTCTTTTAAATGCACTTAAATATTCAGTGAATATTCAAAATTCTTCAATTTTTGTTTATAATTTACCAATTTGTAGTAATTGTGCCAGATTAATAGCTCAAAGTGGAATTTCTGAAATTTATTTATGTTATAATGATAATAATATTACAAGATGGAAAGAATCTTTTGATGTATCAAAAAGTATTTTTAAAGAGTGTGATATTAAAATAACAAGAATTCAAGAAAAAGATTTGGAGGATTTATGAGAATTTTAATTACGGGAAGTTCTGGATTTTTAGGAAGTAATCTTTATAATTACCTTAAAAAAGAATTCAATGTTTTTGGAATCGATATCATTAAATCACAAACGTGCGACTATGTGTATGATTTAACAAAAGTTTCTCAAAAACTTCAAGATATAATTAAAGACAGTGATTTAGTAATTCATCTTGCAAGCAGTGTTGGGGTTTTAACATTAAAAAATCCGTCTGAATTCTTCAATAATTCTTTTAAAATAGATAATAATATTTTGAAAATTTGTTCTTCTTTAAAGAAAAAAATAATTTTTACAAGTACTTCAGAAGTTTATGGAGAAGTTAATTTTGGAAATGAAGAAAGTGATTTTGGACCTTTCTTAAATAATATAAGAAGTTGTTATCCTATTCAAAAACTTCAAAGTGAATTTTTTATTAAAAATAATTTCAGTGATTATATAATCTTAAGACCTTTTAATATAATCGGAAAAAATCAACATAAAGATAAAAGTATAATCACACGAATGTTTAATGAAGGTATGGAGAATAAAAATATAACTGTTTATTACGATAAAGATTTTAAACATTCTGCCCGTGATTTTTGTAACGTAAAAGATTTTTGTGAATATGTTTATAGATTAATTAAGAAAAATTCAAATGGAATTTATAATGTTGGAAATCATCAAACATATACTTCTTTAGAAGTTGCAGATATAGTGAAAAATTATATTTTCGACAATTTTGGAGAAGATGTTAAAATTTCAGAAAAACTTTGGGAATTCGAATTTAATGATATTCTTAATAGAACCGGAGATTTCTCCAAAATCCAAAAAGAAACTTCATATTTACCAAAATACACATTAAAGTATTCTTTGAATGATTATGTTCAAGGAATTTTAAATAAATTCTAAGAAATCATTTTGAAACTCGTAGACTACGAGAATTCAAATGATTTCTTTTCAAAAGAAAAGTTCTTCTTATATATAAAAATAACTTTCACTTTTGAAAGCTGTTTCTTATATATAAAAATAACTTTCACTTTGAAATTCAATTCAACTTCTTTTCTTAGAAAAGTACTTTGAAAGTGCTTTCTTATTCATTTAACTAATACTCATTCTCTTACAATATAAATAAAATAAAAGGACAGAAATGCCTAATGTTGCTTTAAAAGGAAGTATATGTTCAGGTCACGATTGTTTTCCACCTAGTGATGTTATTCAATATTCTCCGAATGTTTTCGCAGAAGGACGAGAAGTTGCTCGGGATACTGATGCTGTTAGAGTCCATTGTTGCCTTCACCCTAACACTATCATTAAAACTAAAAATGAAAATATACCTATTGAAGAATTATATTACAGATTTTTGGACGGAGAAGAATTTTTTACAACGTGTAAAGATGGTAAGAATATATATGAAACAAAAATTATTGATGTTTTTAAAACTAAAAAAGAAAGAAAATTTATAGAAATAGAATTCGAAAACGGAGAAAAGATTTGGGTAACTGAAGATCATAAAGTTTTGTTAGATGATGGAAAAACATATAAAGACGCCCAGTATATAAGTAAAGATGATTTAGATTTTAAACATTTAAATCACGTTATATTAGAAGAAGTAGATGTTTATGATTTAACTGTTGAACACGAAGCTCATAATTTCGAAACAGTAAATAATGTTTATTTAAAAAATTGTGTTTCGTGTCATGGGAGAAATTTAGCTGGTGGAAGTGCTACTGTTTTCGTTAATAATTTAAGATTAGCTCACTTAGGAACTCCTGTTAATTGCGGTGGAAATGTTGTCTCTGATGTAGCAAATACAGTTTATTGTGCTGAATAATTAAAGATTTTTTGTTATAATATAATAAATTTTAAAAGGAGATATTATGATAAATTCAAAAGCTCTGATTTGTGTTTCACATTTTGATGATGAAGTACTAGGATTTAGTTCTGTTATAGAAAACTTTGAAGAAGTTGAAGTTTTAATAGCTTGTGGATGTGATACAAGAAAAGAAGTATCCAAAAAACTCGAAGAAAATTTAAAAATAAAATACAATATTATGGATTATAATCCATTTGAATTAAATCAAGTGAGAAATGATGTATTTAATTCTCATATAACAGAAATTATTCAAAAAGTAAATCCAGATTATATTTTTACACATATTAAAGATCTTCATCCAGATCATATTGCATTAAATGAAGCAGTAAATGTTGCTACACGTTCATATAAAAATAATATTTTAGGAGTATTTGAAGGAAGTGTTGATAATTTTACGTTAGAAAATAGTAATAATTTTTATATGGGAAGTAATAATAAAGATATATTTTTAAATTATTATAAAGATTATATAAATTCTAAACAATTAAAAAGTGTTTTAAAATTTAACGAATATTTGTCGACTCGAGCGAATATGCAAGAAACATTTATAGAAGTATTTAAGGTAAATTATTTAAAATCTTTGATAAATTTAATAAATTTCGTCTGAGTTTAAACAAACTTTAAACTTAAATATGTTATAATATGTATATAATAAAAAGGAGATAATATGTTCTACATATACGAAGTAAACACAAATAAAACAATACGTTTTTGTAAAAGTTCTAAAGAATGTGAAGATTTAATTCAAAAATTAAAAATTCAATTTCCTAACAAAGTATTTGATTACAGAAAGGTTGAAGAATGATAATAGATTTCTGTTATATAATGTTTAGTACTTTTTATGGTTACATAGTATTACTACTAGAATATCTAGAAGCTCGATTTAAGGATTAATATGAAAATCTCTGAAAATTTAGATTATATATTAGAAAAATACACAAAAAGTTATAATATTTACAAAATTAAAGATATTACTTATAGAAATGTTGGAATTTTTGAAAATATCAAAGTAATATTTGATACAGAAAGTTATATAACAGTAGATATTTCTCACGAGTTCAAAGGTGATAGATGTTCAGTTACTGTATATAATGAAGATTTAAATGGAAACAGAGATACTTCATTAATTTACAAATATAATCTCGATTATGAATATTTTATAAATTTATTTAAGGAATTTGAATGAAATATTTTGAAAGATTTAAAATAACAATAAAAAATTTGATATTTTTCTTTAAAATAATAAAAAATCACAGAGCTTATGATTATTGTTTTACATTTGATTTAATATTAAAAGATCTTCAATATAAAGAAAAAGTTTTTAATGATCTTTTAAAAGAAAAAACAGAATATGATAATATTATAAAAGAAAATTTAAATTTAACAAGATTATTAATACTATATCTAGAAGATTATCTAAAAGCAGATATGAACGGAGATATTGAAGAAACTGATAAAAAGTTCAATATCTTTATGAATATGTATAAAGATAATATCAGAAAATTATGGTATTGAGTAAACTCAATCGTGGTATTAACAAATAATAAATAATAAAAAAGGAGAAATATGTTATATTTCGCAATAAAAGATCTAGGTAATGAATATTTAATAGTGTCAGCACAAACTGATGATTATGTTCCAGTTGAAGAAATAAAGTTAATCCAAGTTCAAGATACTAATCTTTTTACTTATGTGGCAGAGCTACTCGTTCAAAAGAAGATTATCAAATTTTCAAAGTATATTGAAGATCTTAAAATAGATAATCTTGTAATTTCAGATCAAGGAAGTTCAGCAAAAGAATCATTTTTAATGGAAATTCATAAACAAATAGCAAAAATATTCAATAAAATTCCACAATATACATTTTTTAAATATACATATTTGAATACATTTTTTGCTTCGAAAAATATTTTTCTTACTGTTGAAAATAAAGAAGAGAAATATATTGAAATTCTAGAGAAAGATGATGAAGAACTACTTTCAAGACTTGAAGAATATTTAAATGTATTGCAAAGACTTGATTTTTATGATAAAATGTATCAGAAATTTATGAGTGCGTGTGATGAAATTGAAAATACTGATGATGAAATGAAGTGGAAAGAAATAACAGACGAAGCAATTACATTTTTCGATAGTAATGAAAAAGAGTATATAAGAATTAAAGATTCTTGGTATTCTATATTAGAAGGTAAAAGAAAAAAACTTCTAAATGCCGATGAGTAAGGATTCAAATGTCTCTAGATACAATTTTATACCCATTAGCACTAATTAAATTTTGGAGTAATACTATTTCAAAAGATATTGAAAAATTGAATAATGTTGAAGATATCCAAGAACTTGGATCTTCTTCATTTTCACAATTTATTGATGAAGATAATTCAATAAAATTAACAAAATCAAAAGAACAAGATAAAAATACAAAAAATATCAAATTGTAAGAGAGTAATATATGAAAACATTTGTTTTAGATACAAACATTATTTTAGATAATGTTGAAAATCTTTTTAGATTATATAATAATGAAAATAATATCGTTATTTGTGATATTGTGATAGATGAAATAGATTCTAAAAAATCAGGATTAGATGAATTAGGTTACAGAGCCCGAGAATTTGCAAGATTTCTCGAAAATATGGACGTTATTGATACACACAAATATAAAAGCGGACTTGTAGTTAATATTCTTAGAAATGATAGATTAAAATTATATATAGTTTCTAAGGATTATAAAAAATATGATGATACTCATCCTGCTATTATAAATGATAGAAAAATTATAGAATGCACTAAAGAGTGTTGTGATATTTTTGAAAATGTAATTTTTATTTCATTAGATGGTATGTGTAGATTAAGAGCAATTTCAGAAGGTCTAGAAGTTGAAACATTAACTCTAAATACTGAAGAAAAAAATTATCTATTTTCTAAAGAAGTAAATTTTGATTTACCAACAGATAATATGGATATTTTTGAATTAGATAAAGATCATAAACCAGAAAATTATAACTACATTATAAATGAATCTAATGGAAATGTAATTCTAGGTAGATGTGTTAATGATAAACTTCAGATAATTAATGAGAAAAATCTAGAAAAACAAGATATAAGACCATTAAACTTAGGCCAAAAATTTTATGTTGATGCAATATTGGATGAAAAAATAGATATCGTTTTATCTGAAGCTACTTCTGGTTCTGGTAAAAGTTTAATGGCATTAGCTACTGCTATGAGATTAATAAATGAAAAGAAATATTCGGGGATTGTTTATATCAGAAACTCTATTGAAAGCGTAGATAAGGGAGAAGATATAGGTTATCTTAGTGGAAATGAAGAAAAATTTGCTGTTTATAATCACCCTTTATATGATTGTATTACAATGATAGCTCAAAAACAACTTCAATCTTCAAATTCTAATAAATCAAAAGCCAAAAAAGTTGAAATTGATGCTCAGGCGCTAGAAGAAAGAACAGAAGAATTAATAAAAAGATATAACATTGAAACAATGTGGGTCGGTGAATTAAGAGGTAGAACAATTCAAAATAAAGTAGTAATATTAGATGAATGTTTGCATAAAGATCAAAAAATTGAAACAGATAAGGGATTATTGACACCGTCAGAAATTGAAACACACATTTTAAACGGGGAATGGGTGAAATTAAAAAGTGTTGATCTAAAAACAAATAAAATAATGTTTAAGGAATTGTTGTCGCTTAAAAAACAACACATAAAAAGAACTAATGAAAAAATGTTTAAGATAAAATTAGAAGATGGATCAGAAATAAAGGTAACATCTGGTCATAAGCTTTTTTTAAATGGAAAATATGTTCAAGTCAAAGATATTTTAAAAGATTTTAGAGAAGGAAAAGCGGTTGATTTTGAATTATTTAAATAAAAAATATTGGGATATATTAAGTAAAGCAAAAGCAAAAAGTTTAAGTAGAAAAAACTTTGATATATCAGATTTAAAAATTGATAATTTTTTTAACAAAATACCACTTAGAAAACTACTTTTGTTTTATGTAGATTTTGAAAATTTTTTCAAAGAAAATCCTTCTTTTATATTTGAAAATATAAAAATCGAACATTTAGATAATTTATTAAAAATAATTGTTAAAGACAATATAGTAATAAATAATCGTATTATGATAGAAAAGATAGATGACAATAAAAGAAAAATTATATTAAATTTTTTTAACATAAAAAAAATTAGTGATTTTCCAAAAATATTACGAAATCCAAACCGTTTTTGCAAAAAATGTGGGTCGCTTAAAAACCACATTATAGAAAATGAGTTATTTTGTAATTGTGATATCATAGGAACCTGTGAATTCTGCGGGAAACAATGTATATCTAAAAAACAATTATCAGAACACTATACAAAAAAACATAATATAAATTGGTTTAAAATGCATAGACCAAATCAGCCAGATTTATATTGTATTTTCTGTCGAGAGAAAATAGATTCAAGAATTACAGAATGGAACATAATAAAACCTCACTTGTGTAAAAATCCAAATTGTCCAAATTTTAAAGAACGACAGAAAAACAAGTTAAAAAAATTTTCAAAAACCATAAAATCTAGAAAAAATTTTAATAATATTAATTATGTGAATGCTTCTTATAGAAGAGAAGAAATTTTTAAAAACACTATATTAGAAAATGGAGAGACATTAAAACAGAATATAAGTAAAAAAGCAGGACCAAAAACATCTAAAACAATGAAAGAAAAAATTTTAAATGGATCATTTACACCGGATGTTACAAATTTTTGGTGTAATAGTTTAATTAATTATAAAAATAAAAAGTTTCGCAGTTCTTGGGAAATTGCTTTTTATTTATTAAATGAAGGATTGGATTATGAAATAACAAGAATAAAATATTTTAGTTCCAAATATAATCAATTTAAAACGTATATTGTCGATTTTACTGATTTTAAAAATAGGGTGTTATATGAAATAAAACCAAATTCAAAAATAGATGATATAACAAATCAAGAAAAATTTAAAGCTGCAGAATTATTTTCACAAGAAAACTCTTTTAGTTTTCGTGTAATATCAGAATTTTTTCTTTTAAAAAATCTGGAAAATATAAAAGAAAAATATTATAAAAATTTAGATCTGTTTTGTGATGAATCTAAAGTAAAAATGTTAAAGTTAATTAAACAATTAGAAAGGTTAAAAAATGAAAATAGTATCAATAGAAGAAATTGATTATGATGATTATATTTATACCCCTCAGGTTAAAGATAATGAGAATTATCTTTTTGAAAATGGAATTCTTAATAAAAATTGTCAAAACGTGTCAAATAAGACAAGTTTATTAGTTTTAACAAGATTAGATAAAGATTGCAAAATAGTTATATGTGGTTCAAATAGACAAATAGATAATCCTTATGTTAATAAGTATAATAATGGTTTATCTTTATTATTAAACAGTGCTTATGAGAAACATAAAGAATTAAACATTTCTGCAGTTAATCTTATAAAAACTGTAAGAGGTCCAATGGCAGAATTTGCTGAGAGAGTTTTAAAAGTTTAAATGAAATATCTTCTTCTATTTTTATCAAATTTTTATCAAAAGATAAATAATACAATTATCAAAATAAAAGGAATTTCTATGGAAGAAGATATAATCAAATTGCAGAAAGCTAATAAAACTAATTTTGAAGTTTTAGATAAAGAAAAAGAAATTTTTAGTATACTAAAAAGCGATGAAAATAATGATTTTATACTTATTAACTCTTCTTTAATTAGAAAATCTTCTGTTCAATCTATTTACATAAGAGAATATGTGAAAGACAAATTAATAGTTGAGAAATATCATTGTAATATAGAAATGAAAATGAAAGAAGGAAATACTTTTATAATTCTCGATAGTAGTGATTATTCAAAAAATGATTATCAACAAAATGATATTTATAGAAAAGTGAGAAATATATTAACAGATACAATAAAAAAATTCCTTTTGAACGAAGAAATATACTTAAAACATTACAAAATTTAATCAAAGTGTTACTTTTTGTAACACTTCTTCTGAATTTCTATTTAATAAATATTTAATATTATTATGTTATAATAAAGATAAATAAAACAAATAGGAGAGTATAAGAATGATAATAGGTAATGGATATTTAGCAAAACATTTAATAAATGATAACGTTTTACAGATTGAAAAAGAAAATAATATATATAAAATTATAAGTGATGATTTATTAAAAAGTATTAAAGATTTTGAAGATGTATATTTTTTTGCAAGTCCTATAGAAATAAAAAACATAGACGATTTTAACAATTCTTATACTTCTCTTATTTCTCTGATGAAAATAGTGGATTATTGTAAAATTCACAATAATAAACTTATTTTCGCTTCTTCAATGGCAGTAATATATGATAATACTGAATATTCTTGCATTAAAAAACTCCAAGAAAATTATATTCAAAAATTAGAAAATTATCTGATATTCAGATTTCCTAGAACTTATTCAAAAGATAGAACAAAAGGTCTTATTCCTAAACTCCAAAATAATGAAATTGTGTATTTAAATGAATATATAACTTATGCCGACCTTGATGATGTTAAACTTTGGTTTAATGATAATTTGGATAAGTGTGGTATTATAGATTATAATTATAAAGAAAATTTTCATACATTATTCTATATAAAAAATAAATTTAAAAAGGATTAAAATGTTTGGCAATAATGAATTAATTCTTCAAAAACTTAAAAATAATTATTCTTATAATATGGAAAATCACAACTACGAATTTGATATTTCTCTAGACGGAGATGATGAATTAATTGATGTTATGTTTTTTAATAGTCCTTATAATATGAAATATTCATTTACTCAAGATAATTTAAAACTTCAAGGAGTAGTTCCTTTTTTAAATTCTTGCGGAGATTTAATTATTAAACATAATGGATCTTTCTCAGAAAGAGAACCGTTACTAAGTAATTCAAATAATTCAAAAAATAATGGATATTTTAAAGGATATAGTTATCTTCAGAAAATGAAAGTATATCTTATATATAAGACAAATGAAAAAGATTTGAAGAAAACTCCGGTTTATACTTTTAGAATGAATTCTGAATTAATTAAAGAAGTAATTTCAGATTCTCAAGACTTAGGAACAAATGAGATGGAATGGGAAGAATTTAAAATTCCTAAATATTGTAGAACATATCATAATAAAGAATTGTTAGAAGATAATAAATTTGAAATATATCAAAATACATTAATCAGCGGATATATTAGAGAAATTTGTTATTCTTTAGAAAAACAAAAGAATTTTGAAGTAACTTCTGATTTCTTAGTAGTTAAAAATACAAAAATAAGAAAATTTAAAGAAAACATCAATAATACTTTAGAATATTTTGAAAATACTTCAAAAAATCACATTGATTTTTACAGTGATGTAAAAAACTGGAATAATTTGTATATTTCAAGATTAAAAGAATTACCTATATATAATAAAGATAATTCTCAAAATGAAATTGTTTGTTCTTTTGAAAAAAATAATGAAATATTTTATATAGTTCAAGGTATTTTCTATTTTCCTATTGTTAAAAATCAAGAAATAGAAAATCTATTATATAGATACGATTGTGGAAATGATTTTTCTTCTTTCAATAAAAAAGAACAAAATCTTTTAAAAGAATATTTTAAATTTAGAGGAGTAAAGAATTTATATGAAAGTAAAATTATTGGATAATACGCATTTAAGTAATGCTGTTATAGGTGCACGAACTTGCTGGGATTCATTTCATTTAGGTGGATTATATGAAAATCCTACTGATGATATTAGTGAAAAAGACAAAGAATTATTACTTCGTTTGATTTTTAAAAACAAACACGAAAGTATTTCAGAACATATTGTATATACATTTAATCTTATAGACGTGCCGAGATATGTTTTACAAGAACTTGCAAGACACAGAATTGCTTCATATTCTGTAAAAAGTACCAGATATACATTAAAAGAATTAAAAGATGAAAAATCTTTTTTCGACTTAGTTCCTTGTGAAAGCGATTTCATAGAAGGTGTTGAATTTAAACCAAATATAGAGAGAGCAAAAAAATATATTGATATTAATCCAAATATTTCATTAGGGGCTCAAGCGAAACAATTAGATATATTAAGTTATGCGTTACAAAACGGTGCATCTCTTGACCAAGTTAAAAGTTTAGTACCAGAATCCTATCTAACAAATATTGTTTTTACAATAAATTTCAGATCTTTGATGAATTTCTTGAGATTAAGGACTTCAAAAGGAGCGCATTATAGAATAAGAGATCTGGCTTATATGATTTTAGAACAAATTCCGGAAAAACATAAGTTTTTATTTGAAGAAATAAAAAAATCTTCTGATATTTAAACTTATTTTAATTTTATTATGTTATAATATACATATAAAAACAAAAAGGAGAATAAATGTTTCAAAATGAAATTAAAAGAATATTTGAAGAATTTGATTGTCTTCAATACGTTTCAGAAAGACGTAAAGAAGATCTTAGACAAGCTATGATACATTATTACAATGTTAGAAATTTTTCTGATGCTGGATTCGTAAGAGAATTCCATTCAGAATATGGTAAGGCAATTTTTGATCCAAAAGTCAGAAAAGAAAATAAAATTTTCTTTGATTTTATTGATTTCATATATCAAAATAATCTTGGTGTAATGCAATTTATGAATTTATTGGATGAAAAGAATCTGAAAAAATTTAAACATGAATTAAATGAAATGAAACAAGTTATTTTTGTTTCAGAATTTAATAAAGTATTTGATGATTTCTGGAACACAAAAATTAAAGAATATGATTTAAAACAAAAAGCAAATAAATTAATAGAAGGATAATAAATGACATATAAAAGTGTAAATGAATTCACAGATGATATTATTCAAAAATATCTAGATGAGTATTATACTCCAAAGAAAGAGGATAGTTGTTCAAAAGTCTCTAAAGAAACCAATTCTAATATCTATATAGGTGAAGATGAAGATAAAAAAGAATTAACACTTCTTTTTGCATTACCGGGATTTAAAAAAGATAATATAGATATTACTACTTCAGGTAATCTGTTAATAGTCTCTGCAGAAAAAGAAAAAACAAAAAGTTCTAATGAAATAAATGTTTATCACTTTAACCAAGATATCACATATAAAGTCCGACTTTGTGATGAATATATAAATGGTGATTTTTCTTGTGAATTTGAAAATGGTGAATTAAAGGTAGTTATCGAAGCAAAAGATACTTCAAGAGTTATTACAATAGATTAAGGAGAAAATATGAAGGTTTCTAGTACTTCCGGGGATTCTTATAAAGATGAATTTGAAAATAGAAGAGTAAAACTACGTTATACTTTAAGAGTTGGACTTGATAAACTAAATGATCTTTTTGGTAAAGCAAATACATTAGAAATAGATGAACCGGAAGATTTCTGGGAATTCAAAAGATTAGAGAATGAACTTTATTCTTTCATAAAAGATTATAAAGAATTATGTAGAAGAACTAAAGATAATTCTCTTGCGTTAGGAAATACTGAGAAATTCTTCAAATACGATAAGAACGAATTTCTGTGAATTTCTTTAATTTTTTGGGAAGTTGTTTTGAAACTCACTTCTATTTTTCTTTATAAAGAAAAATACTAGTCTACGAAATTCAAAATGACTTCTTTGACTTTGAAGGGCATTTCTTATATATAAGAATAACTTTCACTTTGAATTTATTCTAAAGAAATTTTACTTTCACTTTGAAGGGCATTTCTTATATATAAGAATAACTTTCACTTTGAATCTATTCTAAATAATGTTTTTTACAAAAGATATTCTTTAGAATAAAGGATATAAATGAAAATACTTATTAACTCAGATCATCATTTTCTTCATAATAATATAATTAAATATGTTAACTCAAGACGTATCTTTAAAGATATAAATTCATATAGTGATGAATACATCAAATTTCATAATTCTGTTATTTCTAATGAAGATTATTGGATTTGCTTAGGTGATTTTTGTGTATGTTCCGAAGATGATTATAATTTCAATGAAAAATTCAATTATCTTAAAAATCTTATGGATAATCTAAACGGTAATAAGATATTAATAAAAGGTAATCATGATATTTTATCTAATGAAACGTATAAGAAATTAGGATTTTTGAATATTTTCGAAGATATTGTATTTATACAAAATTTCGGATTTTGTCACTATCCTTTGTATAAGAAAAAAGAAATAAAACATTCACAATTAGAAAAAGATCTAACTCAAAGAATGAATAATTATATTATAAACAATAATATAAAAGATTTTGTTTTATTTCACGGACACGTTCATAACAGAGAAACTCTTAATACTGAAAATCCAGATATTAAGAGAGTCAATGTTTGCGTTGATTATTTAAAAGACACTTCTGATTTAAACTTTGTAAATTATAAAGATTTCAATAGTTTTTGTCTGACATATTAGCTTCTAAGTCAATATATTCTATATTACTTTCTATTACTGTTTTTGTATTATCTAATGTAAAACTATAGAATTCCTTTGTTTCTTTATCATAAAAATATGCACCTAATGTTTTTTTAAGATCTACATCTGTTAAGGTGTTTTTACCATTTAATCTTTGAATAAATGACGGATTCTCTTCATTTAATAATTTTACTTCTAATACTCTATATCCAGAATAACAATTCTCTGGATATGTAACATTAAATGTATTTTCTCCTTTTAAAGAATTTGCTACTTTTCCTTTAAATTCTTCTTCATATATTCTAACATAATTAGAAGTGTTATTAAAAAAATATACTGAATTTAATAGAACAGTTGAAGGTCCATTATTTAAAAATGCCATTGATTTAATAGTAGGAATTATTCTATTATTATACCCTTTACTTCTTAAAAAACGAGCAGGAATAACTATAAAATTAACAACCTGATTTCCTCTATAATAAAATTGGGAGAAAAATCCTTCACTATCATCTGTTCTTTTAAAACTTTCACTAAAGATAAAATTTGAAGCTTCTTCTAAATGTTCTTTGTCACTTTTATCAAAAACTCTTTTTATAACAACCATATCAGTATCAGTGAAATAAAAAATTTTTCTATATAAATCATTATTTATAGTATCCATATAATCTGACGAGTATACGATATTTTTGGATTCCGTTGTATTATAAAAACTACTTCGCATTGAAGACATAGAAGTACTTGAAACATCGAATGTTTCACCCACTGATATGTTATCCCAAAAATTATTTTTATCTCTAGGCCAGAAATCATAGATAATATCTTTGTTTTTTAATAAACCAATATATTTGTCTTTATTTGGCTTAGGAGTGGAAACCAAAAGATATCTTGTTTTTTGATCTTCTGTATATTCTTTTACTTCTGTTGGCGCCCCTCTAGGAGTAAAATTATCACTTAATCTATCAGATTCTGTCATAGTGAAATCATTAATACTTAAAGTCGGATTTGAGAAATCTTTCATAATAACTTTATACAATATTTGTAAATTACTAGAAGAAGTAACATTTGTAGTTACTTTAGGTTTAGCTATAATATTAGAAATACTACCTTTTCTTCGCGGTTTATTAACATATATTTTCTTAGAACCATCTTTCATAGTTAAAACAAAATTAACGGAGGAAAAAGGCATTAATTTAGAGTTATCTACTTCAATATATTTAAAAGTATTATTAGGATATTCTTTCCATATTGTTCCAATAGGAAAATATTCATTTATAACTGAATTATTGTCTCCAAAATCTATAAAACATTTATCTAATGAATTATTATCTGCCCTAGTGCAATATATTTCTAATTTCTTTAAATCACGAATAAAAAAATCTACTTGAAAAATTTGATAAAATCTCGGAAATGATCCATTGTAATCTTTTCCTCTAAAGCTTATAAAAGTCTTCATTTCACCGGTATTTGTTATTCTATAAATTTCTCTAAAGAAACATAATACTTTTGAGTAAAACTTTTGAGTGAAAAATAAAGGATAATTCATAATATATCCTTAATTAGCTTTTGAAATATAAAGTTTCGAACCGTCATAAAAATACGAAAATACATTTACTTTTTTCTCTATTTCAGAAGAGTTCATTGTAATACTACCAGACGGTTTTCCAAGTGTTTTCATAATTCCAGAAGTATTATCTATAATTAATACTCCAGAAACTGTTTGAACTTCATTTTCTTTTAGTAATTCAGATCCATTATCTATAGGTGATTTTGTTATGGTTAATTCGAAAACAGCTGCTGTAGGAGTTATTTTGAAATTTTGAATTCCATCCCATCCTTTATTTTCACCTACTTTAATATTAAGACTATTTCCTGTAATACTTTTTATTGTTGTTCCGGATCTTATAAATGTAATATTCTTTTGATATTCTTTAAATTTTTCATCTATTATTTTTTTAATCTTTGTTTCATCTATTGAAGGAATTTCAGTTGTCGGTTGAATCCAGATAACATCTTTATCTTGTGGCTCCATTGCAGAAACAACAAATACTTTACTTTTTCCCATATTTTGTAATATGTAGTTAATAACTGAAGTATTATTTTTAATTTCATCTTCAAGGGATTCTAAATCATCTTCTAGATTTTTAATTTTTTGAATATCTAAGTATTTCTTAAGATCATTTAATGATTTTTCAAGTTTTGTTAATGTAACATAATCTTGAAGTTTTTCATCTATTTTTGGAATTCCGAATGAATCAAAATTTATTTTCCATTTATCTTCTTGGTTTGCTAACGAAAGATATTCATTAAATTTAAGATTAGTACTTTGAATTTTATCATTGATTTCTTTTATTAAATCATCATATTTTTTGAAAGATCCAGATTCTATCGCTTCTTTTAATTGTTTAACAGAATTTTGAATTGCTACAATATCTAAATTTGAAATTTCATTTGTTAAAGAATTGAATTTTTGAATTAAATCTGTTTGAATTTCATGATCTTTTTTCTTTAATTCTGTTATTTCATTATTAATATTAGTAGTTGAGTTGTTGAATTTTGTATCTATAGTACTTTTATTTTCATCTACCTTATTAGATAATTCTGTTATTTTATTATTAATAGGACTATAATCAATATTATTAATTTTTGAATTTATTAAAGAATCAGTTTCTTGTTTTGTATAATACAAATCTAACTTATTTGTTAAAGAAGTTAAAGTATTTTTCAAAGAATTTAAAATAACTTCAAATTCAGTTTTTGTAAGAAAATATGAAACATCGTGACCATCTAAATTTAATGAATTTTGAACAGTATTTTCATTATTAACCCAGTCTACTTTTCTATTTAATGCATCTCTTAATCCTGAAATATTATCAATTGTTAATGATTCTATTAAAGATCTATTGTTTTCTATAAATTGAACTATTTCTTTAAGTGTATCTAAGTTAATATTATCACTCTCAAGAGTTTTCTTTATTTCATTAATTTTTTCATTAAGAATTTTACCTTGTTCTGCTGATAATATTGATTTTTTAGAAGTATCTGGATCATTTCCATTTAGATCATTTATTATAGATAAAGAATTAATGAAATTTTGAAGAGTAGAAATATTATTATTTAAATCACTAGGATCAAATAAAGTATCTTGAGTTTCTATTTCTTCAATACTTCCATCCGCACGTGTTAAGGTAATCTTACGTCCCTGAACTCTAAGTGCACGATCTTTATGTAGTAATTGTTTATTATTTTCTAAAGAATCAAGTTTATTCTTATATACAGAACTAAAATTGAATTCAGAAAGTTCACCATCTTTTATTTCATAAGTAGTATCAGTGAATTTAGCATTTGGAGGGATTGCAGATTTATCTAGTTTTAGATCTAATGCACTTTGTGTTAAAGTTGAAATAGGTTTATCAATATCTGCAGTATTATCAACATTTCCAAGTCCTACTTGAACTTTTGAAACTTCATGTGGATTTGATTTATCATTAATATGAGCATCTATATATTCTTTTTGTTTTTTAGATAGAATTTTATCAATATCTGCAGTATTATCAACCTGATCTAATTTTACGTCAAATTTATCAAGTTCAACATCACCAACTTTATTTGCTACACTTCTAACAATACCTTCATGTTTTCTCCATAAGATATTTCCATCATCATCAAGTGCACCATATTCATTGGTATCTACCGCAAATACTACTTCACCAACTATAGGTTTATTATCTATTTTTTCAAAAAAACTTTTTGTATTTCTTCTTTGGATAATTCCAGTACTTGCCATTTTTGAAACTCTTTCAGATTTTTTATTATTTATCTTTTGAAAATTTATTTTAAAATAAATTTGAAAAAATTTCAATAACTTAAATAGAAGATATTTTAAAATTCTTAGATTCTTTTTCAATTCCATCACACCTATCAAAATATTTACACTTCTTACACTCATCGAATTTAAGATATCTTGAAATTCTTTGATCTAAGATAGTTTTATAGAAATTGTCAACTGAGTCTTCTTTATAAGAATACCAACAAATGTTCCAATCTCCTTTATCAAAAATGTGATCATAATACGTTTTAACGTATTTTTCATACCCTTTCATATAACATAATGGAAAATATCTAACATTTACTTCAATTTTATCTTGTATACTTCGGGTGTAATCTATAAATTTTTTAAATTCACAAGAAATTGATTCATAATCAAACTCTTCAGAATTATTTCTGTTTTGGTCAAAGTAATTTAAAGGGAGAAAATTTATTTGTGAAATTTTATCTAAATTTAGTGATTTTAATGTTTCTAAGAATTCTGAATTGATTTCTTTATAGTTAATAGAAGTAATAGTACTATTAATCCGAACTTTCATATCTAATGAAATAGCATTTTTTATGGCTTTTATGATTTTTTCAAACGCATTTTCAGTTTGAACTATCAAATCATGAGTATTCTTAGTTCCGTGTAATGAAAATAGTATTTCAGATAATCCAAGATCTTTTAATTCTTTTAATCTATTAATATTAGTAAATCCATATCCATTACTTAAACAAGATACTTTATTGTTAATATCAAGTGATTTAATATATTTGATATATTCTGGTAGATTTTTGTCTATAGACGGTTCTCCACCAGAAATATCAAAATCTCTACAACCTAATTCATATAACTTTTTAATTCTTTTAAAGATTATATCAGATGAAGTCTTTTCGTTTAATTTATGTTTATAATAACAAAAGTAACAATTATAATTACAAAATGTTCCTATATCTACTTTTGCTCTTTGACATCTATTTTCATAATTTTCTTTAATCTTAGGTAAAAGTTTTAAAGTACTTATTTGTTGAAGAGATTTTGAATTATCCATTAAAATCTTCCAAAAACATTATCTTCTTTAAAATGAAATTCTTCTGCTTTTTCTGATTGTTTGTCTTTAATTTCAATCAATTCATCAAAGTATTTTTCTAATGTATCAAATGGTGAATTTATATCTAATTGTTCTTTTTCTTCAATTGGCTCTGAATCAAATTTGTCATTAAATTTATCTATTTCATTGACATCATCGTGAACATAAGATTTACACATCAATTTCATTACGTTCTTTTGTTTATTGAATATAAACATATTATTTAAACCAGGCGGGTCTAAGTCAAAGTTAGTGATTTCTAATATTTTTCCTCCAGGAAGAACAATTAGAGAAGAAAGAAGTTTATGTAACATTTTAAGTGTAATATCAATTTCATTTTTAGAATTCTGAGATTCTTGGATCTTCTCTAACATTGTTATCTTAGAAACAAATATATCCATTGTTTGACCCATAGGCATTCCGAACTGTGTTTCTAATCTTTCATATTCATTAAAGTCATCACTATTTTCCGGTAATCCATAAACTTCAAACATTTTAGCAGAATCTAATTTAATATGAGAATGATCACCGAAAGTATCTTCTTTATTTATTCTGTCTGCTAATAAGATTTTTAATGGAACTCCATAAATTCTTATTACTTCTTCTGTTAAACTTCCAGTTAAATCATATTCATTATTTCTTTGATTTAAGTTCATATCTTTTCTTTTTAACTATTTATCCTAAATATCAATAAATTGGATTAATTCCATAATACAAGCACAAAGATTTAAGTTTTTATCACGGACTTTTGAAGACATATCTTGATATTTTGCTAAAGTTATAATTGCTTGTGGTTTCGCTTGTGGTTTGAATATATTCAAATGTTTAAATGAATATGTATAAAAACTATCTGGATTTGGTAAATTATACAAAGTTTCAATTATTTTTTCGAATGATTTAGATTTAATACTACTAAGTAATGTATTAAAATCACTACTTAATTCAATATCTTTAATAATCAATTCATTATTAACTACACATCTTTGAAGAAATGCTACCATACTTCTCAAAGAAGGTAAATTTTGTTTTATAACATTAACTACATCACTTTGATTATATGTAACATTTTCGTTTTTTAGAATATATTCTAAACGTTCAAATATTTTCTTAATCATTTCCGGAGTATTTTTTGTTATAATATCATCTAGATTGTATATTTCACATCTATTGATAATAGGTTCAATGATTTTGTTGAGGTAATTGCACGTAAGAATAAATCTACAATTACTTGAAAACTCCTCGAATATTGCCCGAATTCCCGCTTGTGCGGAATCAGATAATCCGTCCACTTCATCTAGTACCACAATTTTACACTTATCATTAAATGCAATACTACTCGCAAATTGTCTGATTTTTCCTCTAAGAGTATCTATACCATTATCCAGTGAAGCATTTATAAAAAGACACTCAAATTGTCCTTCTTTGATAATTGCATTTGAAATTGAAGTTTTTCCGGTGCCCGGAGTTTCAGAAGTTAAAAGAATATTTCTAGGATTTTTGATGTATTCTTTAAAAGAATTAATATAGTGATCCGGTAAAACAAGATCTTCTATTCTTTGTGGTCTATATTTCTCCATCCAGATTATTTCTTTATCATTAGTAATCACTTTTTCTCCTTTGTAAATTTAATTTAGTGTATTATAACATATTTTCTTTAATTTTCTTTTTAAAGAAGAATTAAGAAAATTTGTTCGAAGAAGTTATTTTGATTCTCAAAGTGAAAGTTATTCTTATATATAAGAAACTACTTTCAAAAGTCAATTTCATTTTGATTTTCTCGTAGACTACGAGTTTCAAAATGATTTCTTAGAAAAATAAATGTTTTAGAATAATAGAGAAGTCTCTGTAAAAGAGACTTTCTTTAGAAGAAAAGAAGGTTTTAGAATTAGAAGATTAAATTCCAGGTTATACGAAATGCTACGGTTTGATCTTTTACTTTACCTTTGAATACTCTTGTGGCTATAAGATTATCATCTGAATATAGTCCGGCTTCAGTGTAAATTACACCATTTCCGTTTCCATTGAAAGCATCAGCGCTTATATTGAAAATGTATGAAATACAAGGTTCAGAAATATCAAGTCCTGTAAGTTGAATATCAACAGTACTATGATCATTAGTTCCGTCTCTTACGTCTGAAGCAGAAGTAATTGCCATATTTCCACTTGGTGTAAATGTTATTTCATTCCAAGTATCACCTTTTTTATCTGGATCTCTTAAACAAAATAAATCAGTTTTAGTATGGTCGAATCCTTCTTTTTCTGTTTTAGGAGTTAAAATATCATTTCCTATGTGACCTTGAGTTCCAAGAACTAATTTATTAATTACATTTTGAGTACTTATTCCACTTATCAATTTTGCAAATACCACGCGAGCCGTATCTACAACTATATTGTGATTTTCAAAACAATCAATAACATTTCCATTTTTGTCTATAGACTCAATTTTGAAATATCCTTTGATTTTTTGAAAATTTTCAAAAAATCCTTTTAATTCTGTTTTTTTCATTATATACCTTTTTAAGATTTCTCTAAATCAATACCGTGTTTTACTAGAGTTAATTCTATATTTCTTGTTGAAGCTTCAATTTTTGCTAAATTGCCTTCCATTTGTTTTACTCTTTCAATAACTACATCATTTTGAGTTTGTAAAAGACCCTTTAACATATCCATAGTTTCTTTAGAAGTAGCATTAATACCATTTATATATGTTGAAAGATTTTCAATTTTTTTATCATTTTTCACTTTGTAAAATAAAATAGAAGATACTATAGCAAATGCTAAAAATATAATACCACTAGCATCCAATGTTTGAAAATTCTTCGCAGCTTCAACAGTAGGACCCAATGCATCTAAAACTGGTATCGAAATTTGACTTGTTTGACCTTCCATTAATCTTACCTATTCAAAATAGATTTTATAATCTTATCATTTTCTTTATAATTTTTTTCAATTTTTAAATATTCAAATTTACAAGACTTGTAACTTTTTAATAAATTTTCATATGAATTAATCAATTCCTGATTATTTGTTATTTTTGGTTTCTTTAAAGAAAATGATTTCTTTGGTATATTCTCAAAATATTTATAATTCATTAATTTATTTTCTAATTCTTTATTTTTGAGCTCTTGTGAAAGAATCATCTTTTTCAACTGTTTGTTTTGAAGGTCTTGATGAGTTTGAATTTGTTGAGTATTCTGATTGTTCGTCGTCGAAGTTATCATCCCACAGCCGGTTAAAGACAGCAAAATTAGTAGATTTATTATTATCGAAATTAATCCCAGAATATTTATAATAAGTATCTTTAGGTTGAATCTCATATATCAGTTCCCTTTTTTTCAAATTATCAAGTACTTCTTCTTTATTTGATATATTTATCTCTTTTATGTTTTCAAACGTTTTCAGCTCTTTTTTATCTAAAATTGGTTTAAGTTTTTCTCTAAGAGCATCAATACTTCTAACATTTGTGTTAGAAATATGAACAATCTGAAGAATTTTATTTTGAAGTTGGATTATATTTTCATTAAGTTCTTTAATAACATTGTCTTTTTCAATTAAATCATTCATTAGCATATCATTTTTAATACTTAAATTATATTGATAATAAGATAAAAATAAAAATACACCACAAAGAAGTATAAGAAGTTTGATTTCTGTTTTCATTTTATCCTAACATTTTTAGAGTATTTTTTCTATATTCCATAACTTCCCTATGTAATTGCTGGAATGAATTATCAATATTGATAATATCTTTTTCTAAATCATCTAATTTTTTATCAGTATCTGGTTTTAGAATAAGTGATAAAGAAAATCCCAGAAACAAAATTATAAATCCAACTTCCATCATAATGAAACTCCTTAAAAATCATTAATTATTTTTAATTTAATATCAGATAGATTTTGTTTTTTCATAAGTTCTTCAAATTCTTGAACTGCTTGTTTTGAATTTCCAACAAAATCATCTGAATACGTCTTACCAAGTAAAATACAACCTAAAGTATGATCTTCTGTATTCCCAGAATGTATCATGATATATCTTTCTTTAGGAACTATATCGTTATATACGTGAATTTTTGGACCTTTTGAAGGAGACACTCTCCAATATATATTATAAATACCTTGGGGTATTCTATAGTCTTTGTTACTTTCAATACCCTCTTTTAAATTTTCTAATGTATAACATTTAAAACTTCCAAAAGTCAATTCACCTATTGTTGAATTTTTACCTATTTTAAAACGTCTTAATATCATTTCCATTTCAAAATTCCTAATATATTATATTAATATATTTATCTTTTTTAATGAAAAGATTCTAAATACACACATTAATTTACCAATTACAGTTTTCAACTGTTAATTCTTTCTTTTCACCTATTGTATTAATATAATCTCTTAGGTCTTGTATAACGTCATAAAGTTCATAGTATTTTAAATATGTTTCAACTTTTTCGAAGTTTAATTCTTTTTTTGCTTTTAAGAATTGTGTTAAAATACTACTTTCAATATTAGAAGGAATTTCTGAATCCAGAACTAATTTCTTATTTCTTTCATAATTAAGTCTATAAATAGGATTTGAATCTAAATAATTATCTAAAGATCCAAATTTTTTAATCATTTTATCAACAGTACTTTTTCCAAATCTCAAAGTTTCAAATACTTCAGAATTAGGATATTCTTTAAAGAATAATTCTTTTATCTTATTTTGTGTAACATAATCTAAGTTATAGAATTCTAATTCTGATTTTTTATAAAATTCTTTAAATTCTTTTGTAAATTCTGAAAAATCAACAATTCTTGGAACATTATCACTCTTATCCCCTATCAAAGGATGGTAAAATTCCATGTGACGCTCATCATCTATTACAAACTTATTAGTAATACTACTATATTGTTTAATATCTCCAAATTTATGAAGTTGTTTGAAGTCTTTATCTGGTGAAAGTATTAAAATAGGTTCAAAATTACAATATTTTCTTGTTAAAAAACATATAATATCATCTGCTTCTGCCTTTTCAGTATTGATAACTTTGAAGTTCATATATTCACTTAATATTGTTTCAAATAGTGCTATATGTTTTGATACTTCTTTCCAATTTATCTCTGATTTTGCTCTTTTTTCGGTTCTTTGACCTTTATATTCCGGATAAAGATCATTTCTCCAATATTTGTGTGAATGATCATCACAACAAACAATGAAATCTTTATATTTCTTATAATATTGTTTATGGAATTCAAGAATCTCAGAAAAAACTCTACCGATCACAACTCCTATAAATTCTTCAGTTATAAATTTGCCATCTTTTTTATGAGGTTTAATATTTGAAGTTGCTGTAAATGTTGCTCTGTGAAATCCACTTGAAAAATCGTATAATATCATTTTTTATCCAATTTTAGGAGAGAAAACTCTCTCCCTTTTATTTTGTTAAATTAGCAATCAGAGCATCAAGGTCATTTGCTTGTGGTTGAGGAGCACTTTGAACTTGTGGTTGAACCGGAGTAACAGGAGTTACTGGAGTAACAGGTGTTGGGGTTACATCAAATGGAACAGTAGGAGCACTTTGAACTTGTGGTTGAACAGGGGTTACTGGTGTTGAAGCAACTGCTGAGACAGATGGTACTTTTACTTCTTCAACATCCGGCATAATTGGCTGTGAAACAGCATCATTTGCATCGAATTTGTTAAGAAGTGCAACTAATTCATCATAAGATTTATAAGCTTCTGGTTTATCCCATTCAGATAATTTATAACAATTAGTTACAATATCTCTAACAGCATCTTCTGTTGAATTATAGATTGCTGTAAGATTATCATCGATAATTGAAGTATCATAATTTATGATATTATTTGTGCCTTTTGTTGCTCTAAGAATAAAGTTATATCCCTGAAGTGGGTTAAAAAGGTTTTTTGGTTTAATACCAATTTTTTGATCATCTGGTGAAGGACTCATATATTTTTGAATTTTCTCTGTAAGAGATTTACTCATATCAAGTAAGAATATCTTTCCATTATTTTCTGGATTTTTCGGATCATTTATTACTTTAATGTTAGTAATATATCTTACTTTACGTCCATAACATTTTGCTTCTTCTTGTTTACCTTCATTCCAAAGTTTAGAGAATTTCTCTTGAAATGGATCTGGTTGATTAATTGAAACTGGACTCCACTCATTAATAAATTGTTTTCCACGTTTTGCAGCGATTTTATACAATTTCTTAATCATACCTTGCTTACCATCTGGTTGAACTTCACCATCTGGCAGAAATCTAATTACAGCCATTCCGTTACCGTTTTTATCTTTGTCTAATTTATAAAAACGACTATCTTCTGCATATCCACTTCCAATATTATCTTGGATTATCTCTCCACCTGACATTGTATCTATATCAAAACTAAAACTATTTAAATCCATTGTAAATTCCTTTATATTCTTTATATTTTTAAAACTAATTTAAACCTTTAAATATTTTTAAACATCTTTAAATTTTTAAATAAACTAAAACTCTTTAACCACTTATATTTAAATATAAGTTATTTTATTTATTGAAGTAATGCTATAATTATTTTAAATTCATCTCCTTGTAGTAAAATACGATACGCATCTTTATCTGCGTTATATTTAATTTTAACATTATAATCTTTAACCGGAATTCTTGCAAAGTTTTCTGTTGAGATTTTAAGATTAAAATCTTTCTCAGAACATCTTGGATAATTCACTTTAAAAGTATTTGTATTATTTTCAAATCTACCTGAACTACTCAAAAACATATCTATATTTGAGTCTTGAGATTTTAATGTTATTGAATTAACATTAGTAATTCCAAAAATACTTGCAGCTTTTAAAAGATTTTGAATTTGTATTTTCTCTAATTTAAACTCTGCAACGCTTGGAAATTCTTCCAATCTATCAAAGATATTGCTACTAACATCAAAATCACTTAGAATACTTAAATCTGCTAATGTGAAAATAGCTGTATTTAATCTATTTTCTATTTTAAGATTATTGTCTTCTCTTGTAACTTGTGGTTCATCAAACATTGATAAAAGTGCATTAAACTTTGATAGTTCATAAATTCCAGTATCTGGGAATTCTTCACAATTCAGACGTGTAACGTCAATTAATGCAAGAAGAGAACCATCTTCACTTTTAAGAACTGTTTTTGGGTATTTTAGAATTACTTTGTCAGTAACTGAACTAACATCTTTGAGAGCTTTTAAAAATTCTTTATTCATTTAAATCCTTTTTGATTAAGATTAAATGTATTGTATAAAGAATTACTTAATTTTTATTAGAATAGAAAAGTCAAGGAAAATTCTTTTTAAAGAAAATCTTTGACTTTTGAAAGTAGTTATATTATATAAAATGATTTTTTGAAATTCAGAATTATTCTTTAGATTTAGAACACTTTTCTTTTACATCTTTTTTGTCTTCATCTTCGTCATCATCATCTTCGTCATCTTCGTCATCATCGTCATCATCATCATCTTCGTCATCTTCGTCATCATCATCTTCTTCTGACAAATTCTCAGCATAAATTTTTTCTAAATCTGCTAGACCATCGGCGACATAAGAAGCGATAAAGTTTACCTCATCAGAATCAAGTGAATTAATTAATGAAATCAGATCTTCTTTAGTAATTACAACAGTTTCATCGTCTTCTGGAGATATTGTAGTATGATCATCATCTATATCTGTATTATCAGTTTCTACTTCTTCATTTATTTTTTCTTTTAGTAAATATTCGAACATAATTTTCCTTTTAAAATATTTTTATTATTTATCTTTTTTAGAGAATAGTTGTTTTTCTGTTAATATTAAAAACTTCCAACCTTTTACTTCACAGTATTTACGGGCGGCTTCCCATTTTGCTAAATTAATCTTGTAAGTCATTACAGCATATAAGTTTTTGGGATCCGGTTGAATTGTCTGAGAATAAGGTTTTATTTCTATAAAATATTTAACATTATTATAAACAATCACAAAATCTATATAGTAATTACTTATTTTATTTTTAAATGGATGCTTATATTTAATAGGAAAAGGCTCAGAACTCCATTCTGTTATTTTCGGATTAAAATCACAAAATTTAAAAAATTGTAGTTCATATGAACTTCTATATTTGGGTAATTGTATTTTGGATTGTCTTTCATTTAATCCTATCTTAGAATACTTAAATTTTTCTGGATATTTTGGTTTATAAAATCCTTGTTGATATTTCATAATTCTCTTTTTGATTATTTATGATAAATAGATTAAAAGGTAAATTTTGAAATACTTCAGGGATTTGAATTTAATCGGCTATAATACTTATTACATAAATGAATTTAATATAGGAACTAAACATTTATATTATAGTAATAGTTTATTTTTTAAATTAATTATGGATTATTATACACAAATAAATGAGTATTTTGAAATATCTGAGATAGGATATGATTATTTCATTTTTAACAATAATCTTGAAGTTCAAGAATTATCCAAAGTTCAAAGGGATTCTTTATTTGTTAAAACAAAGAAATTCTTTAATTTAGAATATGATTTAAACATATACAGATTTTCGCGAATTTTGGATTCTAATACAAATAAAGATAAAATCTCAAAAGTAGATTTACTCTTTGAAATTTTAGAAAAAGATTTTATTCTAAAACTCCAAAGAAATAAAATAAATTTAGAAGAATATAGAAGTGTATTAACGGAGAATAATTTCAAAGTTCTTAAAACATATATACAAACAGATATTTGATTATTCAATAACTAATTTAATTTTAGGATCAATATCATATATTTCACCATCATCTGTCATTGCTTTGTCTTGAACAAATGCATCACAAATAGTATAAACAACATTATCTAAATAATCATATATGATAACATCTTGACTTAATAAATCTGGATTTTTATTTTCAATTTCTTTTAAAAATGTTAATAACTCTTGAGCTTTCATAAATTATACTTTCTCTCTATAATTTTACAACTTTCAACATAATCTTCTAAAGGATAGGCCTTAAAATTATCTTTGTATGCGGATATTATAGCAAATTTATCTATATCCGAAAAATAATCAATATAACCATCCATTTCAATATTGTCCTTTTTAAATGTAACAAAATCACCTAAGCAAATATTTTCATCACATATATCTTTAAAATCTGATTTAATCTTCATCATTTTCTATTTAACCTCGCAAATATTTAAGTAATCTTCTAATAAATCGACAAATCCACAATAATCTCCTTTAGCAGAAACATTAACACAATAACTATTAGTTTCTTCATCGAAGAAAACTTTTCCTAAAGTAATTGAAGATTTACCAAATAAATCAGTTTCAAATATTTTGATAATATCACCTTCATAGATACATTTAGAATTTCTGTCTTTGAAGTTTGTATTCTTTCTCATTGTTTCTCCTTTATATGTATATTATATCATAAGAAAGTTTAAAGTTTTATTAAACTTAAGGTAAAGTTTGTTTAATCTTCTACTGATTTTACCATATTTAAATTGTTTTTAATATCTTCGAGTGAATCTGCTATTGTTTTATCGCTTCTTAAACACAAAAATCTAGGGAATGTTAATGAATATGTGTCTGAATTTTTACCTTTAGAAATATCAGTTGCCTGAACTGTCATAATAGTATTTAAATATTTTTCTCTATTATCAGATATCTCTTGAAGTAAATCATCAGTAATACCAGAACAACTTCCTTTTAATAATCCATCACTACTTTCAAACATTATTGATCCAAAAGTATTAGCTCTTTTATTTTTACCTTCGGTAAATCCCGTAATTTTTACATCAACGTCAAACATAGTTTTTAATTTTATTTGATAATTTGAAGTTTTATTTTCAAATTTTGCATTAAAATCTTTAAGAACTCCACCTTCTTTATCCTCTGAAATCCATTTTCTTGTTATTTTAAGAGCTTCATCAAATGAATTTACAATAATACTCTGGACTTTTTTCATCATATCACAAATAACAATATTCTCGAATCGAGATTTATAATCTCTATTAGAATATGAATTTTTAAACTCTTCTAATGTTAGAAAATCCCATACATAAAATGTAATATCATCAGGCACTTCTAAAGAATTCAATAATCCGTTTGATTTAAATCTTTTATCTTGAGCATTTAAATCATCATCGAGATTTACCATTAATTCACCAATATATGCACCATCGGGAATATTACTTTTTAGAATACTTTCTTTTAATTTTGGATAGAAATATTCTTCTGAACTTCTTGAATAAAATGAAACTTCATTATTTTCTTTTATTATTGTTCTATATGTGCCATCCATCTTCTCTTGTAGAAATGCTGGATAATTAATATATTTAATTTTCTCTAATTTTGAACATCTCATATAAGGTAATTCGAATATACAATTAAAAACCTTATTAATGGATTTTGCATTAACTCCAGACTTCAAATCTCTTTCTATTATTAGTGATAATACTTCTTGAGATTCTTTATCATAAGAATCAAACAATTCTTGTAGATATTGTATAGCTTTATTACCGGTATATTCTCTTGTATATAAAACTTTTAAATCATCGAGATTTACTTCTTTATTACCTGTTTTATTAATATTAATATTTGTTAATCTAATGTTATATGTATAAAACACTTTATCATATACCATTTTAAGAAATAAAGATATTTCTTTATTGTCTTTATATTTCTGTAGAACTTGTAATTTGTAATTACTTGAATTTGAAACTCTTAGTTCTTGTATAAAATTATAAAATATATTTTGCATTTTTATCCTTATAAGTAACTTCTTTCTGTTATTTTTTTATTGTTTTCTAAAATATCAAAAAATACATAGTGGCCATAATAACCATTATGTTCATTATATATTGTAATTTGTAAAAGACCTTTAGTTGTATAAACATTTATGAATTCTGCTGGTATTTCTTCTTTAACATAATTTTTAGAATAATCCATATTTTCTAATACTTTATATGTTTTACCATCAATACTATCACTTAACTCTATTTTAAGAATTTTAGCATCTTTGTAAAACTCTAGAGGTTTATCAAATTCATTTATTTCAAAATAACCCCAGTTTTCACAACACTGTGTTTCATTTTCTATAATAAATCTAAATGTTTCCCCTTCATAAGTTTCTATTATAATACCATCAAATTTTTCTTCATATCCTTCTACTACTTGAGATTTTCTATAAACGTCAGAAGTATCGTAAATATCTTTAATTTTATACATATTATTTCTCCATTTGAATAAATTCATTAAAGTTAACAATATCTGTTCTGGTTACAGTCATAGTGGTATCTTTTATTGCTTCAACATATAATAAAAGAAAATTATCTTCCAATTTGTAATAATCCATTTCCATTAACATTTTTGAAAAATTCAAAGATCTTTCTTTATCTATTTTATACATAAAACATTTAGTTCCTAAATAAAATGTTATTCTATCATCTTTAATGTAGATATTTTCTAGAGATAATGTTTTAATTTGAATTGTGTCGTAATCTTTGATGATAACCTTCATTTTCTTCTCCTTTTACGTTTTATATGGTTATTATAACATAAGAAAGTTTAAAGTTTTATTAAATTTATATAAAAATTTTATTAAATTTAGATAAAAATTAAAATATTTTCTCGATTCAAGAGATTTTAAAGATTTACAAAATATAATAAAGATAAATAATAAAAAATTTAAAAGGAATATAATGTGGTTGAACGAAACTATTAAAAAATTATTTTTAAAACAACCGCAAAATTATGTAGATTATTATCAAGATATAAATCCGGATAAAATTCAAAATCCGTTATCTAATCCAGAACAATTTCTGGATAATGCTCAGTTTTTTGATGTTATTTCTGATAATAATACATTTGCAAGAACATCAAATGCTTATAAACAAGCAGATAAGATTAATACGTATAGAATGATTTCAAAATATCCAGAAGTATCTGAGGCAATAGATGAAATTATTAATGAACTCATATATACTAATGATTTTAAAAACATTATTAATATAAGATATAATGGTACTAATAAAAAACTTGATAAAATTCTGAACGAGAAATTTGAAAAACTTTATAAACTTTTAAATATAGAGAAAAAAGGTTTTCAATTTTTCAGAGAAGTTTATATCGACGGTCAATTGAATTTAAAAGTTAACTATCACGAAAATTATAAAAATGGTATAAAATTTATTTCTTATCTTGATCCAAGATATCTTTCTTTTGATTTAAATAAAGAAATTTATGAGTATATTGACATTGACTCAGTATTTAATTCACATTATTTGAATACTTTTTTCTGGAGAAAAAATAAAACACAGTATAACAAAGAAATTAAGATGCAATATAATATAGAAGAAATAGTTCATCAAAATTTCGGATTAACTGATGGTGAAATATGGTTAGGATATTTGGATAATTGTGTTAAAAGCGCAAATCAATTAAAAACTCTAGAAGATCTTCTTATACCTTTAAGATTTAATAGATCTGTTTCTCGAAGGGTTTTCAACTTAGATGTTTCGGATTTACCACAAAGTAAAGCAGAAGCTTATATGAGAAAAATCCAAGAACAATTCAAATATAAGAAATATTACAACTCAGATACCGGAGAAGTTGCGAATCAACAACACATGACTTCATTAATCGAGGATTATTGGTTTAGCAACCGTGGTGGTCAAAAAGGTATGAGTGTTGAACTTTTGGACGAAAGAGGTCAACTTGGAGATTTAGATGATATTCTTTATTTCTATAAGAAACTATATAGATCTTTAAATATACCACAAAACAGAATTAATATCGACGGACAAGAAAATGTATTTGATTATGATAGCACTCAGTTATCTAATGAAGATTTAAAATTTCAAATGTTTATTTCAAGAGTAAGAACTATTTTTATTAATATGTTTGTTGATCTTTTGAAAAGAGAATTAGTATATACTAAAACTCTAAGTGAAAATGAATTTAATGAAATATTAGATGATATTGAAATATATTTCACCGGTCAAAACTTATTTTTAGAGAGACTACAATTAAATAACTTTATGAAGAAGATTGATTCATTCTCACAGGCTCGTGATTTTGCCGGTGTTATTTTTCCTGTTAATACATTATTTAAAGAAATCTTTAGAATGGACGATGATGAAATAAAACAAAATCTTCAAATGATTCAGAAAGAAAAACAAAATCCATTATATAAGCATTTTTATAAAGATTTAGTAGATGATGAAGATGGAGATCATTATCAAGATAATGATACCGACAACGACTCGGATGACAATTCAACAGATAAAGAAAAAGATGATAATACTGAAAAAGAAGAAGATTTTGACGGATTCATAAGGAAATAATATGGATTTTTTAAGTGTAAAAGATGATATTGTTAAATCTTTAAATGAAGCCACTGTTGATATCACATCACCAAGAAGTTATGTTTTTCCGTCAGAATTGACATCTAGTGATTATTCAATGAGAAAAGTTACTATTAAAATAGTTAAAAATCTAACATTGCTTGATACTTCTGGTGGCTTTAATAACTTAGTTAAAAAGGTTACAGAGAAACTCAAAGACGCACAAAATGAAATTGGTAAAAATGTTAATATTCCTGGTATTATAGGTGGAAATACAGAATCGCTTGGAAAAATTTCAGAATTTACTTCATATAAATATGATTTTCCTGATAGTGAAATAGAATTTCAAGTTGTTTTACCGGTGCCAAATCAATTTACAGAAGCTTATGGACACTCATTTTCAACTGACGATGGATTAATGAGTAAATTACCTTTTAAAGGTGCCGTGGAAAGTGCTCATCTTATAAATTCACGTTTAGGTCATCAAAAACAATTTGTAAACCCAGATAAATTTCAAAACTACGCAGGAACTGAACCTAGGAGTTTTGATATGTTATTCAAATTGGTACCATCATCTCAGGAAGAAGGTGTAAATATTTCTAAATTAGTTTATACTTTGAAAAGATATTCAAGCCCTGAAGTATCTTTTGCTAATACTGTAATGACTCAACCTAGATTTTTTGTAGTTGAATTTGGTAATCCAGTTCTTCAAAAATTAATAAATCCATTACCTTGTGTTTTAAGAAATATATCTTGCACTTATGATGATGGAACTTATGTTAGCACTACTGGTGATGGTATGCCAAAGGTAATAACTTTATCTCTTGGTTTTGCTGAAGTTCGAACAAAAACATTTAATGATTTCGGAACACAAGCTCAAGCAAAAGCTTCAGAAGGAATATATACTTTAAATGCTAAATAAGGAAAATAATGTTAAATAGTATAGTTAATCCTAAGAAAGAATATGTAAATGAAGATCATAGTGGATCAATAGAAGTAAGTGATTATTTTTCTTTAGAATTGGATAATATTAGAAATCTTTATCATAATCCTTCATTATTAGAATATATTAAATTACAATTTAATGATTTAATTGAGAATATTGCTTATAAGTTATACAATGATCCTAAATATTATGATATTTTAATGTTATTAAATCAAAGAGATATGCTTTTTGATATGGTCTATACATTTGATACTATTAAAGATATTGTTGAAGAAGAAACAAATAACTATTTTAATGAATATCAAGGTAAAACTTCTCCTGAATTCTTACAATCTTATAAGAAATATAAATTAGAAGAATATGAAAAAAACAATGAAAAATTAAATACACTTTTAGTTCTTAAAAAAGATGTTTTACCAGAAATTATAAGAAATTATATTTATGGAATATAGAGGTAGATTATGGATATCAAAGATTTAGGTGATGTTTCATTCATTCAAGATTTCTCAATTGAATTGATAGATGTTGTTAATAATAAGAAAATAAAATTAGATCCAAAATATCTATGTGATAGCAGAATAGATTATTCTAAGAAAGATTTTGATTATTCTGTTATTTCTGGATATATCATTGTTAATAATGTTATGCAATTAGAGAAACTTCTTGATTTCACGAATGATATTATAATTACAGTAAGATATATTGACTTAAGAAATAATTTCATTTTGAGAGATTTTCAGGTTATTTCAATAGATAAAAGCACACTTGGTCCAAGAGAAAATATTAAATTTAATATACAAGACAGATTTTCATTTGTTCTTTCTAAAACATATAAACCTAGGAATTTCAAAGATACTTCTTTAAGTACTATATTAAAAGAATATCTTTCATTAGTGAAAGTATATAATAACATTACTTTTGAAATTGAAGAATCACCTATAATTGATTATATTAATATAACAGGAAATATTGATTTTCTTAGTTCTTTTAGAAAAGAATCTCAAAAACGTGGATATCTCTTATATCAAACAAGAAAAAGTATAGTTTTTAAGAAAATTGAGAACATTTTCAAAAACTCAGAAAACTCAAAATTTAAATACGCAGATAATATTAAAGATAGAAATTATCTTCATAAGATTTTGGAATATTATATTCTACCAGAAGATAAAAATAAAACTAAATCTCAAGGAAGTTCTGAATATTTTGATCCAGTTGAAGATAAAATGAAAATTCTTAATTCTTATAATGCAAGTGATATAGGCATTTCTTCTAAAGAAAATGATATTCAATTTACACAAGGTAAACAATTAGAAAAAAGACCTATTATTTCTAATGAAGGTATAATAGGTGAAACTCTTTTAAATTACATTGAAAACAATAGAATTGAAATGTATTCATATTTAGATATAAATGATCTGGATAGATTTAAAAGTATAGATGTTATATTATCCGGAGCTCCACAGGATAAAGATACTTCGATAACTGGAAATATTAAAAATTCAGGAAAATATACAATATTAAGTATTAGTGATAAATTTTTCAGTGGATTTAAATGCGTTTCTTGTGTATTATTAGGTCGTTTTGATAATAATTCAAAATAATATTTATAATTTATTTACTTTTTATTTACTTCGAATTTACTTTTCTATTAAAAATGATAGATTTTGTTATGTTTTTGTAACTTACTTTATCATTTTTATTACTCTTTTAACACTTTATTTTGTCTTTTTAACATAAAATAACAAATCTTCAAAAAAATCCATATTTTTCAAAGGGATATATCATAAAAAATAATAGAAAAACGAAGAATTTTTGGGAAGTTGTTTTGAAACTCGTGAAACTTGAGTTTTTCTTATAATTTTCTTTAAAAAGAACATTTTAAGAAATATTCAAAAGTGTTCGAAAAATAAAATTTCATTTTAACTTTGACTTTTGAATTCACTTTCTTATATATAAGAATAACTTTCACTTTGAAATTCTTTTTCAATCATTTAAATGTTTCTTATACTTTTCTTTAAAAAGAACATTTTAAGAAAACTTGAAAAAATTAAATAACTTCATTATAATAAAAAGACAGAAATGTAATTTAAGAATTGAACTAGGTCGCCCATTCTTTACTTAGAGAGAATAGTGTATTTTCACTGTGTATGTGTTTAATGTTTTGTTTTAAAACAAAATTATAAAGATTTTCTCCTTAATTTACTTTAAATCTTAAATGAACAGTTTCGATTAAATACTTAGGTTTGTAATAAAAATCTACATAAATATTTTCTGGTTTTGATTTATCTTGATTTTTCTCATCACAAACTATTTTGAAATCTTCTATATAATTTTGGGCTTTAAATCTTTGTGCTGCATTTCTAAGATTTGAACTTAAATCACTTCGTGTTATATGATCATTAAATTCAAAAATATAGTTATTAAGAAGTTTTTTGAAATTTCGGATAATTTTAGTTTTAATAATTTTATTTGTAAGATTAGTTCCATCTAACATTCGTTCAGAATTACAGATATAAGAGTTATTTTCTCTTTTTACTGTATTAACGTTTCTGATATATCTTTCTTCGATTTCATCTTCATTATAATGTTTATATATTTCTTCTAAGTTTGTAATTGAATAATTTCTTTTACAATGAGAAATACTTAAATTTTCTTTCATTAAAGATGATCTTAATCCACAAACATCTCCTACTACTGAAAAATAATTTTTCTTCTGAGTAAAGATATTATCTTGATATTTTAGATTGTCATAAACTATTACTCCATTATCATAACTTCTATCTATACTTTTTAAATAATCTTTATAATTAACATCTCTAGGAACATTTAAAATACAAACGCATTCAAAGTAGCGTGCTACATCAATTGCAAAGTTTTTACCTTTATTTTCACCTAAGACAAAATCACATTCAAAATTAGTTAATTCTTTTATACAATCATATGATTCTTTAAGATCTTTTAAAGAAGGTTCTTCTGAATACCCATCAGTTAATGATAATATATTTGAATTATAGAATTTTGCTTTTAAATTTTGAGGAAAGTTTCCATCAGCAAATTCTTGGTCACCATCAATATAGAAAATATTACCATCATATAACTTATATTCATAGAAATTTTCTTTAATATAGATATAAGTACTCTTTTCATTTATTAATTCAAATTGATGTGGTTTAATAGTCCAAGATTCTACCAATTTTCTACCATAAAAAACTGCTATAACATATTCATTTTCTAGGAGTTTTCTTTTAATATCTTTAGCATTATAAGATTCAAAGATCTTTGAATTATTTTCAACTTCTTCATAAGAGAAAACTGCTACTTTTATTTCATTTCCCCATTCCCCTGGTGTTCTTGCAATTACTTCTATTATACTATCACCTAAACTCCACTCATCTTTAAAAGCATCAAATTCATCTTTATTTTGAATTTTTCTTTTAATTTTGATACCTTTATTATCTTCTCCGCCTATATAACCTTCTACGAAGGGGGCAACAATATTGCTATTGTAATAATTTTCACCAATAGATCTAACTATCAAAATAGCTTCGTTATTATAATTAAAGTAATTATATACTTGATACCAACAATCAAAATTATTTAAAGATTTAGAAGGTTTTCCGAATTTTATTTTAAAATCTAAAGGGCTATAAACCCAGGTAGGTTTATTTGCTTCACCTTTTGTAGTTGTTAATACTTTAACTGAAACTACTTCCGGTTGAAATTCTGAAATGATATCTACAAATTCCGAAACTTCTACGTGTGGTTGTAACATTATTGTATCTTTACGTTAATTAATTTAATATCATCTTCATCAGATTCTTCTAAAGCGATACCGATTCTTTTATCTGTATCACTTCCAACAATACCATAGCCATCTTTATGTGCTATGATATAATCCCCTAATTTAACTTTACCTAATACTTTAACCGGTGTTTGTCCTTTTAATGCAATACAAGTTCCTTCTGAGTCTGAATTTAAAACTACTGCGGGATTTGTAGTTACTACTCCTATTAATTTATGTCCTTTGATATAATCAAACAAAGCAAATCCATCTTCATTAACTCCTATTACATCTCCCGGTTTAGCATTTATATAAAAATCATAATATTCTGCTAAGTCAGCATAACGGGCCTTTAAAGCAGTTCCCATAAAATCTGTAGCATATACTGCTTTATAAACTTGGTTTTGAGTGCCTAAAGTTGAAATATTATTTTTACCAGGATGAATTCCATTATCAGGTGTTAAAACAGCGGCAATACCATTTTCACCTGCAATTAGTTTTCTATTTTCATCTATTCTAACATAATTACTTATAAGATTTCTTGCAAGTTCTGCAGCTTTTGCTGAAACTTTCGAAACTTCTGTATCAACATATAATTTATTTGGTATATGAGTATCTTCTGTTATATTTAGATTTTTTCTATAATCATTTGTTAAATAGTTACCTTCAAGAAGTTCTAATATTTCTGTTTTTAAGTTTGTAACTAATTCTTGAAGTTTTTTTAAATTTACTAAATCCAATGGTTCTGTTATAGTCCAATCAAAATCAGGATGATATTTAGCCCAAACCCTTCCGTTTACTCTAGGAAATAACATTTCAGCCGTGATTTTCATCCAATACTTATTCAAAGACGCACTGATTTCGGGATTTTTTGATAGATTATCATCTTCTGAATATATTGCAATATAATATGAATTTATTACATCTTCTAAAGATGGATTTTCTTTTTCAATAAATGAAACTATTTCACCTTCATTATAAACAATATTTGGTTGCCATCTAGGAGCTTCTTTATCAGTTAAAATAGCAAATAATCCAAAAATCATATTTAATTCTTTTTTAATCTGATCTACACCTTTATTCAGATTTTCTTGATTTGCTATATCGTTGTTGAAAATATTGAATTTTTCAACAAATTCTTGAAAAGTAGAAAAATAGAATTTCTTATCGTTAAAGATATAATTACCTACTAATGGTATTTTATTATATTTTGCCATATTTTATCCGTTAATTGTTATTCTTGTTGATTGAATATCAACAGTTTTTATAAAAGTATAATGATATTTTATTGTAATTATCAACCTATAATACTCAGATTGTTGATCTATTTCTATATCATCAATTTGTATTCTAGGTTCATAATTAAATATTGCTTCTGCTATAACAGTTTGAATTAAAGTAACTAATGTGTGATCTAAAGGTTCAAAGAGAAATCTGTCAATATCACAGCCAAATTCTGGTTTTCCTGGCAATGAACCTTTTCTGGTACTAAGAATATTTCTCAAGGCATTATCTATTGCTTTTTTGTCAAGAATTTCTTCATTACAATCTTTTAAGTCAATATATAATGCCATTGATATTACTTCTCTTCTGGATTTTCTGAAGTTTCAACAACTACATTTTCGGTATCTTTTGGATCTTCATAGTTGAATTCTTCTTTTTTATCTTTCTTAGATTTCTTATCTTCTTTTGAGTCCTTAGGTTTCTCATTAGGTTCTGATACTTCTTCAGAAACTTCTGATTTAACACTTTTACCTTTTATGAATTTTAAATATTGTTCTTCATTAAGATCAAGTCTTGAACCTTCTTTATCTATTACGTGATATATCATATTTTTCCTTTTTATATATTTATCATTTTAAAATATTAAAAGGGAGAAAAACTCTCCCTTATTTTTATTCAAATGTTGGAATTCTTATATTCGAAGTTGTTTGATACTGTAAATATGTTTTTCTAACATTTAAGAAACAAGTTCCATTATCAAAGAATCT